TTTTGTTGCTCAGGCACTTATAAATAATGTTAAACTATAGTGTTGCGGAATTAAGGATAAATACCATTTTGTCGTTATTTTTTATTTATATTCAATCACTATCTTTGGAAGCCCTAAGTCAGTCGTTCCTAAAGTCGAACTATACCCACCCCGAACTGGCTGCTTTACGCAATGCTGTTGGAGAGAGCCAAGCAACAGAACTTGGGCGTATATAGGGATATACGTTCTTTTATTCAAACTCATACAATACTACTGTCATGGGATAGTGGGCGAGCGTGATGATATTGGTAGGGCCTATCGCCTCGTATCTTGTTGTTATGGTGGTCGAACAATGGCCGTCCGTCACATTCACCATTTGCCCGTTTACCCCACCCGAAAGCGGAAATACTGGCGAGACGCGGGTAATCCTACACTCCATCATTCTTCCTCTCCATATTCTCCGAGAATAGTCGTTCAAACTCTTCGCCTAATGCGGTCACCCCCTTGTCCTTGAATACGGAATAAGACAACTCCATTTCCTGCTTTGCGGAGCAAAGGGCGCGTTGAAGACTTACGGATGTCATTTCCCAACCATCGGCTGATTGCATCCACATGGTGAGCCATGTCTTGAGAAACATTGCTTCCTCGTGTGTTGGTGGAAGGTCAAACTGAACGAATAGGGCGTTGTCCGAGTTGTTGGCCTCAAGGAACTTCCCTACGGCATCATCTTTGAGAAAATATCGGTCGGCCACCTCCTCTTCAAGTACGTCCTCCAATCTTCGTTGAAGTGCTATGGGTTCTGGGAACTGGTAGTTGAAGGCAACTTCTTTTCGCATGCTTAAGCAAAACACTCTGTCTCTGTTTTGTGGTACGCCATAGTATCGCGCATTGAGCCGTGCCCATTTTGACACATATCCGAGCGAAGAGAGTTTATCAAGCCACCGCTGGAAGTCGGGCATGAACTTCTTGCTCACCAATGCGGCCACATTCTCCTGCAACAGATACTTGGGGCGCAACACCTCTATTGCGTCCACCACGTTCCACAATAGGGCAGAACGAGTGCCGGATCCTTCCTTCAACCCCATTTGTTTGCCACATTGTGAAATATCCTGGCAGTTGTGCACTATCGTTCCGTTAGCCATGTAAGAGTTGTCAGAATCCACCTCCATATTATACACCAATTCGTGAAATTCTGTTTTCTCTACCCCAGTGCACGGATACCAAATATATCCGTCTTCGTAAAACGCCTTATCTTGTTTGCGCACTTCTGTATGCCATACGACTTGATAAAAGTCACGCTGATTAACCTTGCGACCCTCTATGATGGTTGTTTTTGGCATGACTACTTTGTATAATCTCGCTGGCCGATGATGCACCTTTGCGACGACCTGTACGATACCGTAGGCGAGCTCGCGGCTTACCGTTGTAATTTTGTGCTCTTTTGTTTTTTGAATCCAACACCCATCACTATCAGTATATCCCCGTAAAAACTCTCTAAGGATACCTACTGGCAATTGGATGGTTTCTGTATCAATTCGCTTGTTTGCTGCGCCATGACCATATCTCCCAACAAATTCCATTAGCTCTTTGCTGCTTATGGTATATCTCCTACATTTCTTGTCCTTGTCCGTTACGGTTACGTTGAAACCTAATGAACAAAGAGCGTTCTTTAACAAATCTTCGTTTCTGTCGGAGCAGCAAATGAATACTTGCTTTTGTAAAGAATCGTCACGGGTCCAGCCGTCACCAACATAACGTCCGATAATATACCAAAAATTCGGCAACTCAAACATGTCACGAATTTTGTTTACCCGATAATTATTGCGTCCCCCGTAATTAAGAATTGTTCCTTCCCAATTAGGCAGTTTGCTGGAACCATCTATTGCAATTCCGAGGTAGTCGGCCTTGGTCAAGCATCCCGCCTCTTTCCATTTTGGATCACGAAATGCTCGCTGCCATTTGCTACCACACCTATACATTTCTCTAACGTAGAAAGGGTGATTTGGCGTACAAAGAATTTCATCAATGCACATTCCTTTTATTCTGATTATTTCATTTGCCTTTTTACTCCCGACACGCAATACTCGATGATACTCTCGCTTGTGAGTTATTACATAATCGGACGCAGTTACCCTTTCTATCTTTTTGAGGCCGTCGGAAGTTTGAACCAACGTTCCTGCGACGAAACACGGACTACTGTAAGTGAGCATATCTACAATTTGCCTCCCCGCTAAGGTATTCTTCACTTTTCGCCAATCTATCTTCGTAATGTCTCCCAATGCTTTGTCGGCATACTGAGGAAATACGAGGTTGTGCATCATGCAGGCGTATTTGTCAATGTCGCTCCATCCTGCGCACGTCCATTTGAACTCGGGATGGCGCTTGCGGAGAACGTCTGCTGCCATGAGTTGCGAATCATAGCCAGAGAATAGGGTCAGGAAGACTTTCTCTTTGTTGGCGGAATCGGCCTCTACTGGAGTGTCGGGCAATGTCTCTTCTTCGAAGAGTGACAACTGCACGCCCTTGGCCTTTGTTGCCTTTGGAAACCACAGCTGCTCATATATGGCCGCAAGCACATCTACGACGATACTATTGCCCGCCATTTTGTATTGCTGGCTGGCAGATATGGCCATGTCTTCGGGCTTTCCCATCCCCTTGTACTCGGGAACAATCTCTGCGGCCCGGGCATTGTTGCTCTGCATGGCTTTGATAACGTCGTCACGCACGCCCATCAGGCGGAAACACTCAAATGGCGTAAACTTGCGTATGGCATAGCTCTTAATGGTTCTATCTTCGAAGTTTATTTTTGTTATCATAGTTGATGATATATTTAGTTATGAAAATTCCTCTATAAGGAAGCAGTTCTGTTGCCAATCAGATTCCGTGATAGTTGGGCAGACGTCCGTCCGCAAACGTCCACCCTTGTTGTAACCACGAGGCCTTTGATATATGTCATACATTTTTATATTCAAGCAAAGGCGAAAAGCAATAGAAAAAGCATTTGCAATAGCAAAAGTACACACAAAAGCAGTATCACCGTGCAGTCCGTTCTTTGCTCATCTTTCATTGATTCAAGCTCTTCATATTTCCTTTTCAAATATTCTTCTGTCATATCGTTGTATTTCTTTGTTTATCGTAAATCTTTACAAAAGTATGATTCACATCGGAGACCCTTGCGGGGATCATAGTCCGTAAAATCCATCTCTATCAAAATTTTATAATTCAACAAACACGCAGATTCCGCCACTTGCAGCGGTCAGAGTGTTCGTGATCTTACCCCCGCCGACTGTGCGACTGCGCCTCAAAGCCGAGGACGGATAGCTGAGGTCGGCGGCTCCAGGACAGGGACAGTCGGTGTATCCTTGTTCGGTGGCTTGGCGTATGCGAAGAAATGTCTCCCCTCCAATGTCCACCAGCTGAAGGAAGGGCCGGTCGCTGGTGGAGTAGATGCGATAGAGCGAACCGTCGGGATAGCGGCCATACAGCTTGCCATCCTTGCGGATAGTTCCACGCTTATATATGATACTATCGTCTTTACTCATACTCAATCATTATCCCCGCATCATTCGTAGTAGATTTTAGACATCGGCTCAGTCCCACAAGGCTTCCACGATTGAACTTTGCGGACACACTCGTATATACCCCCCCCACCACACACATAACCTTCTTGGCGTGGTGGTATGTTTTGTCGCTACTCATACTCTATCAACACACAATGAGGACACTTGTAGTCCGTGGCACGAAGGGCAGGAGAGACTGCCCCCCATCCACTCCATTCCACATGGTGACTTATTGGATGCACAGACACGCTTATATTGGTCATTTGCGCTTTCGCTTAATCATCCTAAACGCTTTGTCAAACCTCGCGTCATTGTTGAAGAACCGCATGATCCATCGTGTTGACAGTTTGCGCATCGGCCTGAGCGCCAGTTTCTTTGCTAATCTTACTTTCATTGTCTTATGTTGTTTCGTTGTTTATAATGGCCCGCCTTTCGTATCAAACGAACAAGTTGGGCTGGATCCGCCTTAACACCTTCTGCCTTGCATTTCATATTAGTTACTACTGTTTGTTAATCAAAACAATGTCTGTTGCGCCATTTCCAAGCGGATGCGCTTGCAAGCCTTGTCGTAATACTCGTTGTTGAGTTCAAAGCCGATAAAGTTGCGTTTCTCGCGGATGGCCGCTATGGCGGTGGTTCCGCTGCCCATGCAGTTGTCTAAGATGGTGTCGCCCTCGTTGGAGTAGGTACGGATGAGGTACTGAATAAGAGCTACGGGCTTTTGGGTGGGATGAAAGAAATGTCCAGTCGTGTGCTCTTTTGAAACGGATATTATAGACGTAGGATATTTCTCATCAGAAACAATCGTTGGTACTTCAACAAATGTTCCATAGCAACTATTCTTTTGCGGATGTTTGCCATTGCCTTTTGTATGGTTTCTTTTATGAGGCTCGCATTTTACCATTTGCGGGTTATAAGTTGGTAACTGCTTGTAGAACACACAAATGTCCTCGTGTTGTCTTAACGGCATACGTTTTGAATTAAGAAATCCGCTTTTGGCAACCTTATCCCAAATCAGATTATACCTCCATAACTTCGAGTTCGACAGCATCATTTTGGCGGTAAACATACCTTGCCCAAAGAGTATAATAGCAGCATTATCCTTGACTATACGCTCGTATTGTCCCCATAACGGCTCAAATGGAATAATTCTATCCCATTGCACATTGGCATTGTTCTTGTTCAACACCTCATACGGCAAATCGCACACAATGCAATCCACGCTCCCGCCCGGAATCTTTTTCATTCCTTCCAGGCAATCTTCGTTGTATATTTTGTTAAGCTCTATCATGTTATTGTCGTCTGTTCAGTTGAACCATTTCAAATTGTCTCTATCAGCATTTCTTATACTTTCCGTATTTGGTCAATCGGGCAAAGTATTCCTTGTAGCCTTCGTTTTTTCTTCGGAACACCAGATGGTTCTCCTTCATGAAGGCTTCAATCTCACGGAGGCTTACCCGGCCAAGCCCACTCATGTCCAACATGTGCTGAAAGCTGTTGAATTTCGTTATCATGTCGCCTACGGTCTCAATACCTCCGAAGGTCAGACTATTTGTTACTCGGACGCTGAATCCACAATTAGATATTTTCTTGTAGAACAAGGCAGGAGGCGTAAGGAGCTCCCGTTCAAATTTTACGCCGGGTATGTTTTTGATAAATTCTTGGAGAACGATTATATCATGGCAAAGGGCCTCATTCTCCTTCAATAGCCTGGCATTGCTCTTTAAGTCTTTCCTTAACTCTTGATCTTTGTCGCAGAGGTGTCGGCAGGCGCTGATCGTTATCTGCCGTATGCGTTCTATCGTCACGCCTTTTTCTTCGGCAAGCTCGGTCAAATCTTCACCTATGAGCACTCCATGCAACACACTTTCTTCTCTACGCGGAATATGGATGTCTCCTACAATCTCGATCAAGGTCGTTATGGCCCATCCCATGGCTGGATGATTGAAACGAGACAAAGTAGGGCCAAGGAATCCTTTCCGCAACTCGGCAATCTCTTCTTTCACCTCATTGCGCAACCGTTCCAGCTCGTCAATCTTCTCCTGGAGCAGTTTCTCGCTGGCAGGAATCATGCGGTATTGCTTTGCATACTTCTCCACGTCATCAGCATTCACATAGATGAGGTTTTTGTGATCCTTGAAACCACCAAGAACACCCTCTGCCATGTAGTTGGAGATAGTGCTGATTGAAACGCCGAGATACTCGGCAGCTTCTTTTCTTGTCATTCTTTTCATTTCGTTCTATATTTTGTTTAATGTTGTATTCTTTTGGAAAACCCGCCTATTCTCGCGAACCAGCAGGAAAAATGCATAACTTAGTTACTGGAAAATACATCCTAAATTCATGAGACGAAAATCCCCCATCCTTTGCTCGTGTCGCGCACAACGAACTCAGGATAGGGGCATATATAGTGTTACCTATAAAGATGGACTTAATCCTATTTGAGACATGGAGCGCGACTTCCAAGTTATTCTCTCACTTTGTCCTGGCGGCTCTGGCGGGAGTCGAACCCGCTACCCTCCACGAAGGATGCACCAAATCCACTTGGCAGGGCCTTGGGAAGCAGCGGGTGATCTCCTCCGCCGCAACCCCAAGCAGGACTTAATGAAAAGAATTGTCGGTGCAAAGATAAGCGTTTTGACACCAAACTCCCAAATAAAAACGCCGTAAATATTTGATGCTCAACGTGTTACGCTTCGTTTATAAGTATAATAACAAAAGTTAAGGCTACGACACACATTGGATATTGCCCCGAGTTATAAGTACAATAATAACACAAGTGTTAAAGTTTGTATATCAGTTCTCGGCTTTTCCCGCAGTTACATGGTGGTTACACGCCAAGAAGACGGGAGAAAACTAACAGATTAACGCAAAAATGGCAATATTGCTTAACTATTGGTCTGTAAGCAATCCTGCCCAAAAACACACCCGTAAACGGTTCGCAAACAGTTACAAACAGTTTGAAACAGTTGTGCAACAGTAATCGGCTTGTAACTTTCTAAAACACAACAATTTACAAAGGTGTTGAAACGCCTTGTAAACGGTTCTGCAACAGTTATGAAACAGTTGCAATACGGTTTGCCTTGCAGATTTTGGGCGAAGTGCTACTTACGGATAGTTACTTTTTGCGCCTATCGCCATCCCGTCTTCCGTCCACATAGTTACATGAATCGGTGGGGAGCCAGGAAGGGCAGGGCGACGGCCATTGTTGAGGCCATATTGGCACGATTGCCATATCATGGAGGAATGATTTTGGGATGCCTGACGGTCAGAAAAAGCGGATGGGAAAGGAACGTGCCCTCTCCCATCCAGTACGCCCTTGCGGGCTCGGTACGGCCAAACACCTCATCATTACAGATGATTCTAAGTGTAGGGTAGGTTTGAAGGAAAAGAAAAACCCTGCTATCCTCACGGACGACAGGGAAAAAAGACACACAAAAATGTGAATAAAGCCACACTATATTGAATAATGGCATTCCCCCCGCTGGGGATGTACAAATATTATCATTCGTAAGACTAATGAAAGGGGCTGCTATCCTCACGGACGGCCATCCCCGCAAAATATTCACTCGAAACTAAAAAACAAAACCTTTCTATGTGTATTAACTATGAGTATATCGTAGGTCTGCAACAGTTGAAGTCTCGTTGAAAGAAGTTGGCTACCCTCGCGGGCAACCAACTCTGAACACTTTCAATTAACCATAAACAAAAGAACTAACTATTCTTGCGAACGGTTTGTTATGGAATAACACAATTAACTAAAAACTAACCAGTACTAAAAGCATCTGAGTTTGTCCGGTTCAAAGGAAAAAGGATGGGGACGCACACCTGACCCGCACGCCCCCACGGGTTTTACCAGAACCTGTATCTCTTTTTGGTTTGAAGGGAAAAGTTTATCCTGTCCAAAGGAAAGGAAGAGGAGGCGGGAGCACATTGCCCGCGCGCCTCCCTCCCTGGGTCATCCGAGGTTCTATGTCTTCTTGGCTTGAAGGGAAAACCTGCCTATTCTCACGAACCAGCAGGAAATGGATTTATATAATAATCAAAAACTCTTTCCCTATTCTATTCGAGGCTTGAAGTAGTGGCCTCCTCTTCCTGGTGACCGCTCTCGTCGTCCTCTTCTATGCTATTGACCTCCACGGCCATGATCTTGCCCATAGCGTCGGTTATGTCGTCGCACATGGCATTGTAGTGCTCCACAAAGTCATCTACCCGGCTGCTTAGGTGGACGCCGTATTCGCCCTGCGCCCGATCGGTCTCTTCCGTGAAGTCCTTATAGACGGCGTGGAGGCTGACAAGCACCTTGGCCAGCTTCGGGTTCAACACTCTGTTCTTTGCACTCTCATTCATAACGGTTTTTTCCATTGTTTATTATAATTGATATGTAAAAATTGATTTCCTCCGTTTCATTTTTGTGTTATCGCGCACACTATTGCATGGAGAGCGACGTTTGTTTGTTGAGGCCGACAATGGTAAGCAACTCGGCAAAAGTAGCATCATACCATCTTATCTGCGTCTGCTGCTGGTAGTTGGGATGCTGCTGGTTTTGTCCGTACTTGTCAAATGCGGGCTGCAATACCATCCATTTATGCACTTTCCCGCCACGTCCAGGGCGTGTGGCCTGTTTGACAATTCCCTTTATCTCCAAAACCTTGTTGAAAGCCTGTGTGGATATTCCCACACCATGAGAAAGAAGAAGATCGCGGGAGGCGTGCGTCACGGGCTTCTCCGTGCCCGCATTCACGGCCATTGGCAAGGTGTCTTCAAGGCCCACCATTTTGCCAATACGCTTTGCGATACCCAGCTTGCTTGCATCATTCAGGTTGAGGAACTTTGCGCTCCAGTCGGCGAACGTTATCTTCGCATTCACTTGTTCCTGGAGGTTAGGCTGCTGAAAAGAATTTGCTACATGATGGAACACTCTGCGGTAAACCTCGAACACTGGGCGAACTTTGCGAGCTACAAAGTACTCCAAGCAAGCGGAAGTAAGATAGTAGTTATCAATCGGCCTGCCATCCTTTGCGTTTTCCACATCTTGGTGGATAACTATAAAGTCCACATTCTCCATAAAGTTTGCCTTTAATGCTCTGACAGCAGCATCCTTGCGTGAGTATGCAAGCATCCAAACATCATCAAGAAATACGGAAAACACTTTTTCTTGTTGGTCTAATTCCAACACGCCACGGAAGTAACGCTCAATGTCGCTTGGATTACTATCCTTTGATAGAATAACGTTTGTATTCATATCGCTAAGTTTTAGACACGAAAAAACTGCGCTACGTGTTGTCTAAGGCTCTTAGCAAACCCCGATGGAAGTTTCCTATCCATCGACACGGCGCAGTAATCTCTATATAAATTACTTTATATTCGAAAGATGCTGGTACAATAAACGCACCTCCTTTGCAGAAGATGCGGCAATCATACCGCTAAGATTTATTAGACGCAACAAAGTTACGAACAATCCCCCAAACATTACTCGCCCCTGGTTAGATTTAACAAAACTTTAACACACCATAGGGGAAACCATTTTATTGATGCCAATAAAAAGGTATGGCCGCTTCTGAAAGATGAAAGAAAGTTTGGGAAATGAAACTTTCACGTTTTTCATCCTTCGGGATGGTCTCGGGATTCCTTCGGGATGATGAGGCACGACGATTAAAAATCCCCACCTGCAAAAGCAAGTGGGGAAAAGTCTCTGTGTCCAAGTAAACTATTGTCGTTTCGCCTTGAAGTTTATAGACGTACTATTGTCACTCATTGTACCACTCATTTCGTCGCCATTCAAGACGATATTTGTGTATGTGATGTAAACCTCACCATCAACGTGATCGGCTACTGCTTTTCTTCCATTCGTGTAACCAAGCGGACTTTAAGCAAACTTTAACTTTTGGCAGTTATAATTCTTCGATCAATTTGTTTTTTTCCCCATATTCCACAAAATAGGCTGACCCAAACAAATAAGCCAGCCAACTTCTACTTGCCCTTTAATATATGGACTAAGCCGTACAAGCAAGACCAATGACTAATGTTAAAAACATGATGTTATATATGTTGGTGAATAATTACCAGTCGTTGCTTGTTTTACAAGTACTATCTATTCCTAACAAGGTTTTGTATATGCTATTTATTATTTGTTCTGCATGAAGCTTCCAAATGGTACGATTTTCTTTTAATCTTCCCTTTTTGTCAAAGAAATCAGATAGTATCTTCTCTGCGGTTTTACGGTTAATAGTTTCCGATTTTCCTGTTTGCATTCCGAATGTAGGAGCATTTACTTTAACTCGTCCGTCTTTTATTTCTATTAAAAGATTGTATGTCCCTTCGTAAAAGAACGTGAGACCAAGAAATGACTTCTGGTAAAGAATATCATCAGCAAAAGCATGGATAGATACCGATGTATTCTCTACAGCACTCATCACTCTTTGAGGAGAGTTGTACACCTTTGCAACATTGGTGCAAATTAAAGAATATATCTCATTTGCGGATTTACCCTCAAACGGATAGATGATATAATCTTTACCGTCAGGAGCACGATAATAACCATCTGTAGTTATTGTAAAACCTGTGAACTCTGCCTGTGCATTTGTTTGCAACACCACGGCAAACATAATTGCCATTACCGATAAAAATTTCTTCATAACTTTAGTTTTTAATTGGTTGTTATTTGATGAATGAATTATCAGATTCTCTATTCCATATCTGGATTCTATTCTTGACTATGGAAACGAGTAATCTTTTAATAATCAATTACTTCGCTTTTCTCTATTCCTTTTCTCTATTCCTTTTCAGATTTCTATTCTTGATTTTGGAAAAGAGAATGCGGTTACTGCTATGCGATTGAACTATCAATAGTCAGTCTTCGCTATAGAATGTATCCGTCTCATAGACGGGATCCTTTAGTCCGGTCACATCCCCGTCCTCGTCCACGACCAGGGGGTCACCATCATAGACCTCGTAATAAAAGCTGATATTGTGATTGTCAACGCGGGTATCATCCTCAGACACCGGGATGCAGCCCTTGGTCTCATTCGTGCAATACTCCTTGGCCTCGGCCAGCGTATCAAACTCTGCAATCATGAAACTCTCTACATTCGTCTTGTAATAAACTCCAAACTTCTTCATATATACTGACTTAACTTATATGGTTAGATTGATTGATTCTGCAATATGTGTGGGGGATTCATCGTCCGAAGGCCATTGCCAGCAACATGCCTATTGCCCAGCAGATACACATCAATATCATGGGCTGACTGACAAAGAAGAAGACCACCAGGACAATGAGGAGGACGGGTATGGCAAGAATGCACGCAACAAATATGTCGTTCGCCCTTTGCGTCTTTGGGTCTGTCTCCTCGTAATATAGCAGAAGCTCTTCTGCACTCGCCTTTCCCTGTTTATAAAGCTCCGGCAGGCGAGCTTTGCGTTCTTCCATCTTTCGTTGAAATCGTCTCTCTTGGTTCAAGAAACGCCTCCGTTGCTGTTCTGAGAAACCTTGTCTTTCCCATTTTTTCCAAAGTTTCCTCTCTTTCTTGTTTATAGGAACAACTTTTGCCATCTTGTCTTATATTTCCGAGTGATATTTGTTTGTTCTAAATCCCATTTTCTTGCCTATATTCACGCCAACCAGTACGCGAATCCTCGCCCTGCTCTACCATATTGCGATAGACGGCGCTATCCTTCCTGATGGGCCGATAGTCCGTGAATACTGACCGAAGGTTATAGTAAGCACTACGAAGCCTGGCACGGGTAAACTCCTTGCCCGTGGCCGACTTCACGCCCATACCGTTGAGTATCTCTACCCCTTTGTCAAACCGGTCAGATCCCAGGACCGAGAAATTCTCCGTACATGCCTTCAACACCTGCCAGATGGCCTTATTGTAGGGCTTTTGGCGGGCCTCCTCCTTCCGATTGATGGCCGATTCTGTAGTGGCCACCGTGGTGTCAGTCTCCTTCGGGCGCCCAAGTGCGTGACATACCCGGCCTTTCTTCGACACGAACTGGCCGTCGTTCTTGAGCTTCCGCTTCAAGACCTCAATGGCCGACTGTGTGCGCTCCTGAATCAATTCCCTTTCGAGCTGAGCCGCAAAGGAAAAGGAGAACAGCAACATCTCGTCGATGGCCTTCAAGTTGGCACAATCTATATCAAGGCCCATTTGCACGATCACCAGGCGCACGCCCCTTGGTTTGAGCTCGTCATTCACGAACTTGTTAATATCGCACATAGAACGGCCAATACGGCTCACCTCAGACACGATAAGAATGTCGCCACGTTCAAGCATGGGGAGGACGACGCGGCCAAGGTTTCGCGACTTGTACGACACCTTACCGCTGACACCCGCCTCACTCACTTCGTCGGTGGCAGTCAGGCCGTGGCAAGACAACCATTCGTTGACCGTCCGCTCCTGCTGAGCAAACGTTTGTTTGTCGGTCGAAACACGACTGTAGATAATTACTTTCATAACCTCCTATATAGATATAACGTAGTTTAGCAACACATATTGCCACATTTGGGAAAAATAATTCACTCTCGGTACAATGTTTCGATCGCGTCATCCGCCTGCAATATCTGGTCACGCAAATTACTTATGGCATCCTGCTCGAAACTGGTCACGCCTTCGGCGACCAACAGCCCGTTAAGGGCGCCCATTATTTCGACAAGTTGAAAGGACTGTTCTTCTAAGACAGAATTAAATTCATTCTTATTCATACTCATATCTCCAGGAATCGTTTATTTTTTTGTGGATTTTTCCTCAGCCTTGGTGGTGGCCTTGATAATACTTTCCATTTGGGCGCTTGTCACATATTTGGGCGCCCAGTCGCCTATCTGATGCTCGAAGTCGGCCACAAAGCTATACCCGAGTGATCCGTCTTTAATGTAGATCACGATGGACGCTTTTGTGTATTGCGTACTCGCCATGGTAGAAGCACCCGCGCCCCAGGCTATTGCCTCACTATGGCGCATACGGCCACATTGTAGGACCTTCTTCGGATGGTGGCGGACTACCAGCACGGCCACATACTCCTGTCGGCAGCCATTGCGCTTCATGTACTCCTCCCTGCTGGCGTGATAGTTGCACACGACAAAGGTAATTGCCTCATGGCTGGCATCACCAAGGTTGATCGCCAGGTTATCAAACAGAAGGTTGCTATATTTGTTTACCAAGTCGCCCGCACGCTGGAGGATAGCGCCCACTTTCGCTTCGCGTTCCTCCTTCGGCAGATGGTCGTATCTGCCATCATGGCACATGTTAAAAATCCGGTCACGCTGATGCACCATCATCTCAATCGTCTTCTTTCTCATTCTTTTGATATTTTGAAATTGTTGTAAAACCTAAAACTATTCATCCGCCCCTCGTTATGCGCGTAATATGGTGGTGGCCTAACCCTGCCAGCCACAAATGTGGGAGCACGACGGCGCAATACCTTTGCACGCACACGACGGGCCGCGGTGGCCTCCATCGCCCCCACACGTCCAAATAACGGCCAAAAACGGCCCGTATTGTGTTTTCTCGCAATAAGCGGGGTAACTGTAGGGTGAAGAGCTGTTTTGCCGTCAGAGCGGCCCGTTTGGCCCTTATTCGGCTTTTCTTCGCATTCTTTGTGCTCAAAGTTATTCGCCTCATGTCTAATATGGCCATTTTCAGGGATCCCGTCCGTCCGCTGAATATCCAGGGTAACGGACTCTACCTCCTCGATTACGGGTGGTACGTCGGGTGCTGCCTCCATAACTTCACGGAATATCTTCCCAAGGCACACACCATCCAGGAAGAAGAAGTTACAACCGCGGTACGAGTTGCTTTTTGTCCGTTTGTCGTCGGGCATGAACTCCTTGCAGAATCCGGACAAAGTAAATACTTCGCCGCAAAACTCCACCTTATTGCCAGCGACGGCCACCACTTCCGTGCCATCAATAAACGACAGCACATCGCCAACATTCACGCCGACGGCTTCGAAGCTGAATCTTTTCCCGCGGGCCGCGCTTACCTGTTCTTTCCCGTCTGAGGCCGTAGGAGGCGTTTTGCGGGCCTTTTCCTTTGCGGGCCGACTACTTATTACCTTTGCCGCTTTCTTGTCGATACGGGCCGCTTTTGCAAGCTCTATCGGATTGTGCCGCTCGCTTTCGCCTAACTCGTAATACTGCTCGCTATAACATGGCATGACTAATCCCATCGAGGCATCACCACTAATGAAGGTGAGGGGACAATTTTGGCCATTAAAGAATATTTCGCACACATTTCCAAACAGGCGCAAAGAATCCGCTTTATGTGTGCTTTCCACATTCTGGGCGGGATTCTGCAACGTCTTAATAACACACTCGCTGCCATCCTCGTTAGACAATACGGCGAAGTCTTCGCCCACATTTGCAGTTATTTTGACCGTTTGGCCCTTTGAGCTTTTAAAGAACTTGGTTGCGTCCTTCCAGGCATCAGGGCAAAGGATCATTCGCCCGGCCTCCCTAACGTCCCGTATGACGCCTTTAACGTTAGGATAGCGCCCACTATATCCCGTCGTAATAGATAGGCCGCCACAGCTAAACACACAGTTTTCTATGCAGCCAGAACCGCCGTAATTTGTGCATTCTGCAATATACGTTTCTCTGGCGCCCAATCTTTTGCAAAGTTTTGAAAACATTGTCCCCTGTATCTGAAAGTCGCTCATATCCCCTGACGCTTCGATAATACGCACGGGATAGGCTTTTAGTACTTTGCCATCTGATGCAACCAGGCACGACAAATCGACGTTTAGGGCAACGTTCATAAGTGAGGGCCGCAACTCGTCTTTTGATACGAATTTTGCCAAATCGGCAAAATCTTTCGTAAATTCAAACTTGCAGCTGCCTAATACGTCCCCCTTCTCCTCCTCGCAAACAAACGTCTTCGCCTTCTTGTCACTGACACCGGCCAAACGTTCAAAGATGCGGATATATTCAAAGATACGGCTTTTCTGGATAGAGCACTTAAAAGAATCCACCTCGACCGTTATTTGCTCGTCACCTAAATCCCCAAAACAGACTATTACATCCTTACATGATTTGATGGATCGCGCTATCTCTGAGGCCGTGAAAACTCCGGCCCGTTTATCCTCCACATTTTCCCAAATCTCATCCGCAAGCTCATATAGTTTGCTTAATATGGCAAAATTTTTATCCTTCTCGTTCATAATTACGTCTTATATCTTTTAGTTACCAAATCTTCTTTGCTTTTGGATAACGCATACCTGAAACTATTCTATTAACCATATTAAAGGCCACCTTTGCGGAGCCGGTTTCAAGGAAAATGTACTGTTTATCCGTTTCTTTTTGACGTACAACAAAAGTACTTTTCCCGTTTTCATAATATGGTTGGTTAACATAAACCATATACTTTTTGCCCGGATCCTTTAATCCGTCATCAAAGGTGATACTAACAAGTTCCGTATTTTGATAGTACAAAGTAAGGGTGTAATACTCGCTTTCTTCTTCCAAAAATACGCTAAACCCGTCCACAAAACGAAACTTGTTAAACTCGCAAGATAGTACATACTTTTTGCCGTATGGCATCATCTCAACCCTGACGCCCTTATGGTCCTTTGCATACTCATTTGCGCTATCATATACCCGTTTGTCGTCTGTATAGTTAACTCCAGGGTGCAAAGATTCGCCCGTTATTGATTCGCCATTTTCAAATAGGCTATCAATAGCTATTTTGTTATTCAGCGAATCCGCAACAGCCCTGGAGGCTATAGTAATACTATATTTTTTCATATTCTTTGCTTCTATCAAATCTATTTGTTTCACGCTTTAATATCTACTTAGTTGAAAATTTGCTCGCTTCTAAAACTCGCAGCAAATAAAATCATGGACGATTCACTAATTTCTGTGACTTTATAGCCTTTACCCTTTTCGGAAGCAAATTTCAAAAGCTTTTCCTTATTGCTCCCGGCCGCGTAACATAACATACCTTTGCTAACTTTGTAGTACTTCATTTCCTTTCCTCCGATTCAAGATTAAGTTTATTTTCAATACCCAACTTGTTGCAAAGTAGCTGATACTCGCAAAAGTCCTGAAATCGTCTTCTTAATCCATCTTCAATCTCACTTCTTAGAATCTTCTCGGCATTTTTAATAGATTCTATATCGTTATTATTCTGCCAGAAATTCCAAAGGTACTCGCCAATGTTATATCTAATTTTATCTGTAGTTATCATTTTCTTTTCTCCTATCTTTAAATTTGTGCCGTGCCTGATCACGGGCCAGGAGGTGGACGTTAACCACACACGGCAATAGTAACTTTTAAGCAATATTCATATCTTTCTATCTATAATTAGTGTATGTATAATGTAGTGTATCTTTTAATACCTTTAAAATTCTTACTAACAACTGCTCTATTTTCGTTTTTGCTTTCGGTTTTCCATCCGTGTTTATTGTACCAATTTACCCAAAATGAAAACCATTTGTTATTTGTTACTTGCTGGTAAACCATATCTTTATAAATTTAGCCGTTTATTTACTCTCTATAGCCCTATCTTTTCCCACTTGGTAAAGTACACCAATAGGAAAAGATAAAGGCGCACAATCAATTATTACCACTCAAATTAACACGACGGGCAAAGTATTTTTCCGTACTTCTCGTTCCCGTATCCCTTTATGTATTCGTTACTGAAAACATAAAGCACCGCGCCGCTTTCGGCGTTCCTGAAAGCATCACGGCCCACCACGCCACCAGATAGGAGCCAACAGCCCCCGAGCATTTTAAAGACGGCGCAACAGCTATTTTGCAAAGTTTGATATTTCATAAATCTAAAGTATTTAGATAGCCACCTAACCAGGAAGGCCGGCGGCTACCTGGTTAACTTATTGTGCCATCATGTGCGACGACAAAATCTAAACTTTGAATAATACTACATGTTAGCTTGCAACCATCATAAAAGCCACGGCCGACACGTACCTCTTTGTTACGCTCGACAAAAAAACGCTTATTGAGTTTCCCGAACTTTCGTTCTAACTTCTCAATACCTTTTCGCATTTTGGCTGACACTTTGAGCCCTGACACCTCATAAATAATTGTAGTCTCCATTTCTTTCGATTTAAATATACCGATCCAATTCTTTTTCTAATTCTTCTTTGTTGCATTCAGGAAACCACCCGAGAAGGGTGTTAACCGCCCACATATACGGGTTAGTTCCATCATTAAACAAAATCCAAAACATTTCAGCGTATTTGCTAAAATTACGCTGAATTTCATTCCCTTTGTAGTAGTTCATCCGTCGTTTATATTCGGACACCAGTTCGTTTTTCGTATGCGCTTCCATTTTCTTTTGCTTTATTGGTTATTGTGGCGCGGGGTGGAACGATCACCCGTTAACGGCCTATCCGTCGCGCCTGGAGCCCTAAATAGGGCTTATATCGTTAATCTTACTTCTTTCCTAAACACATTAAGCGGATCATTGTTCTTTGATCCTCAAGCCTGCAATTGCTTTTCTCATAGTTGGTTGAATAGTCCGCCCCTAAAGCTTTTAGACGGCGCGAAGTAGTACGGGTATTGTGTCCGCCATCTGAATAGTAAACCCGGCCGCGAACCTTTGCAAATATTATTGTATCGTACAAATACACAAAAACACCTTTGTCGTTACTCTTAACCGTCGTATTACCTAAAACGGCGTTTTTATTAGACTTAACAGCACTAAGCATGTTTTCCTCTATTTTACGCATAATTCAAAATTTTGTGCCACCAGGTTAACCCCCGGCGGCTGGTTAATAATCATTCCTTTGTAAACTCGTCCCAATTACGGCCAACTGCTATCCCAATAAGATAGAAGGCAAGCGCCGTTAAAATAAACCCCGTTATATTCATTTGTCCAAAATTAGTGCTACAGCAAACCACGGCGAAAAGCACAAGAAGAAAATGCCTATTGCGAACGCCGAATAACTATTAAGCAAAAAGCCTACAGATAACACGGCAAAACCTATCAGCATAAGTGCTAATATAGTGTACCAAACGTATTTATTTAAATTCTTTTTCATATCGTGTTATATTTGATTGTTGGTAAAAAACCTTTGCCCCTACCAGGTGGAAGGGGCTAAAGGCGTGTTAGTTGTTATTCATTTTAGAATAAACGCGTTGCAAGCTATACCAGTAAGAGCGCAGACGAGAACGCCCCAGGGGGGAATCGTATTTGTACCCATCAGCTTTCATGCACTCGCACAAAATACCAGTTTTGGAACTGCTGAGGCTAAAAAAATCCGCCTCTAAATTAAAACCCGCCTGTATCAGAGTTTGCACCCTAATTTCTTTCCCCGCCTTCAAATTGAACCAGTTAATTTTTTTCATATCTTTTGTTATTTACTTCTCGTTAGCTTTATACTCCGCGCAATCTATAATATATTCCGCGTGCTTTAATGCTGCTTCTTTGCGCTCCTTCGTGCTGACAGTTGCGCCGTCGTATTCTTTGACCATCTTTGCAACCATCGAAACAATACGATTCATCGTGCTGCAGTTTGCCAAAGTTTCAGCACTAAGATTAACGCCCTTCTTGATTTTCTTTGCCAAAGAATTAGAAAGGGATTCAGTAATAGAATAGATTTCGCGGCTATTGTCAATATACAAAGACAAGCGCCATGTATTCATATTTTCCATATCGATAAAAATTTAATTGTGTTATTACTTGTTCCTACTTCCGGACTTGAACCGAAATTCAGGCCTTAAACCTTAAAGGAAAAAAGCACGGAAAAAAGCCGCAAAAAACTGTAAGCAAATATATAACTTCGTCTTTCATCGCGCGCGCGGGCGCGCACACGCGTATATATATAATATATAATATAATATATATAATATAATATACTTAACTCAAGAAAGAATAATATATATATATTAAACTCCTTTTCTTTTGGTTCTTTTCTTTTGGATGAAATTTTAAGCGTCAGTTTCAAATTGTTAGAAGCTGTCTTAACTACTTCGATAGATTTAGATAAAAATCATCGTCCGTTTCTCTCCTAACGTCTTCAATCCTGACGCCTAAAACTCTAAGCGATCCCGCGGCCTCATTCAGGCCACCAGGACCGCAAAACCTTAAACGTGCTTTGCTGAATCTTTTTGTATCAATAAGTCAAAGAACGAATCTTTTAAACAGGGGGAAAATCTTTTCTAAAAAAACACGCAAAAAATTTGCACGAGTTTTAGAAAATTGCTACCTTTGCCGGACCTCTTTCAAGGTTAACAGCTTTAGGTAGCTTAACCGTCCCGCAACTGGCTGCAACCAGTTGCGGGATTTTTATTTTACACCTATTCAAAGAACGACCAGGCACAAAAAGCGCCTGTTATGTAATAGAGGTGTCACCCTCTTTATTACGCTTACAAAGGTACGACTATTTTCCCATTCCTCCAAATATTCCAGTGATTTTCTTTTAAAAAACGTGCAAGTTTTCGCCAAACTTTACAAAAGCATAAGAATAAAGATACAAAACGCCTCAAATCACCATTTTTGCACAAAAACGGTAAAATGTGCAATTTTCATTATCTAATGTTTCGCGTGTGAAAACAAAGGGGGAAAATGTGTTTTAAGGTTTTGAAACAATTCGCGGACAAACAAACGTTAACGCGAAAACTTTTGGGATCTTCGTTTCACCCACCAGGCGCGCGGCCTCCTTACTGCTATCCACGGTAAAGCCTCGAAGCCTCAACCCGTTTCGCCTGGATTCAGGGAGGGCGGTCAATTTTCGGCCTTTTTCGTTCCGTATTTGCGGGGAAATGTATGTTTTGTTCGCAAATAATAGGATTTTTGTGCTTTTGAACCTTCCTTAAAGCCTCCAGGGCATCCCCTGTTTGCGGCCTCCCAGGCAAAAGCCATACCCACCCCCCCCCGCTCCTCCTTCCTCGCTCGTTAGTCCGCTCTTTTCCGAAATTTTTTTTATTTTTTTTCACCAATAGTGTTAACGAGTACAAATTGCCGTTTTGTGATTTGGTGTTATTCATGAATGCGGTTGTCTATGGTTTTTGTTGTTTTTGTCGAAGTTATTTTTGTGTGTTGTTGTGTGTGTTAGTATGAATTTCGGAAAATATGCTTTTGTATGCGTATTTTTGTGTGTAAAATGCGTGGATGAAAAAGGTTTACACGTGTTGAAAGGTAGTGATTTAGGCATAAATCCTTGTTTTGTTGTGTTTGTGTGTTTTGTTGTAAAAATCTTTGTTTTTGGACATTTGTTTGTATTTCTTTTGGTCATGTCGGAAATGTTTTTTACTTTTGCGACTGTAAAAGTATAAAGAATTGGTTTTATGGGAGGCAAATTTTTCATCCGTCGTTACATTCGTGACAGTCAGGGCATTTATGTTCCTGATGGTTCAGAGCGCAGTTTGGAGGACGATTTTGGTTTTCTCCGTTACAAGTCCTTATCTGGCATGAACAGTCGTGGTCAGCAGTCTGGCGTTTACGTTGAGGACTATTCTGACGGCACGTCTTCTCGTGTCTTTGTGTCTTCGAAGCCTGTTAATTCTCCCATATCGTCCACATTGGAGGTTTATAGTTTCGGCTATGATCCTTCTTTGTCTTTCCCCGAGGATGCTACGTTGTCTTCGGTTATTTTGTCCGCTGAGAGCAACTGGCATCGTTTCTTTGATTTTTTGGAGGGTGCTTTGTTGTTATGGCGTGATGATTATCGTCAGCGTTTGGCCTTGTTTTATGTAAAGGATGCTGTTGAGCCGAGTAAGGACGTGATTGATGGCATTCCCTATTTGCAATGTTCTGTGAAGTTTGAGAATGTCTTTGGCAAGACGTTTCCTTTGGGTGACAAGACGATTTCCTCTTGGTTGCTTCATGGTGGAAAGGAGGTGTTGTGATGATAAGTTTGAAGGTACAATCTTTGAACCGTGCATTGGAGTATGCGTCATTGCAGTCTCATGGTTTGCCTCGTTTGTATGTAGATGGTCGTGATCCATTTTGGTTCATGGCGGTTGTTCTTGTCCGCAAGAGCACGTTGGAGGAGTGCTACTGTATCTATCGTCGTGGTGGTGACGGTTTGTTGCGCATTGTGAAGGATTGCGGTAGTGGCTTAGGCATTGTTGATACTGTTATCAGCATCCATCCTTACATGTACTTGGATGAGGCTCGTTTCTTTCCTCATGTTGGCTATGCTGAGAAGCGTCGTTTGTTGTCTCGCGAGTTAGCTGAATATACGGGAGATTCTTCTTCTGTTGCAGAGATGTCCGATGCAGAGGTGGATATGGCCCTTATTGATGAGGGTATTCGTCGTCAGTTGTTGAGTTGTGATAGTGACCTTCGCAGCAATGCTCAGTTTGAGGGTAGTGACCTTGACGGTACGCGTCGTGAGGACTTGAAGGAGATGGAGTTTCAGCGCGAGTTGTCCCGCATGAAGAGCTTTTGTGTCTCCAGGGATGAGATTGATGCTTTTGTCCGTGCCCATGAGGACGAGGTAGCGGCCAACCGTGCAGCTCAGTCCATAGAGGCGTCTTGTGACGATTCTGAGTTGTCTGTTGCCGACGAGTTGCATAGGGAGATGGAGGCCCGTGATGCTGCCGCTATGAATCCGGGCGTTGTTAGTGTTGCTGGTGAGTTTGATGCTCCAACTTTAGACCTTGATGAGATTCGTCGTATTTCTGAGGAATACCGTCATGAGCAGCGTCTTCTTTCCAAGCGCAAGTTTACCCGCAAGAATTTAGGCTATGACAAATTGCTCAATGGCAACCAGTGCATCAACGAGTATGGCGAGGTAGAGGACGTTGAGACTATTGACATTGCCGATAGTGCGAGTGCTTCTCAGAAAAAGATTCTTGAGCGCGACAAGTCTATGAGGGCTCGTAGGGAGGCAGCTGCCGAGCGTGCGAATGCCCCCCGCAGACCCCGTGGCCGTCCCAAGGGTTCAAAGACGAAGAATAGCACGAAGCGTTCTTCTTCTAAGGTTGCAAAAAGTAGAAAAAAGACTGAATAATATGGATAAAAATTCTGTTTCAGACAATTTAGCGACTTTCACCAAAAAAGCCTTTGGTGTCAGTTCTTCCGGTTGTGATAGCGACACGGAACATTTTCGTGAGGTCACGAAAAAGATGTTAGACCTCTTTGCCGCAAAGAATGCGGACTATGGCAATAGTTTCCGCAAATTGTATGCTGAGATGGGCTTTCCGTATAGTTACATTCACATGCAGGAGAAGTTGCGTCGTGCTAACACTTTGTCTGACCGTGAGCACAAGGTTGGTGGCGAGAGTATGTTGGATAGTCTCTACGACCTTGCCAACTATGCTGTTTTGACTATCATTGAGATTGAACGAAGGATTTGTAAGCACTGCGAGTTTTTACATGATGACGGATTCCCGTATTGTATCATGCAGGATTTATACACAGAGGTTGGGCCTTATGAAGAGGCTTGCAGTTTGTTTATAGAAAAGTCAGACGAAACCAGCGACGAAGAGGGTGAATCCTGCTCAGAATTTGAATCTGATAAAATATAGTGTATATGAAAAAGTACATAGGTATTGACCCTGGCGTCCATGGTGGAATTGCCGTTTTGTCCGCCGATGGTTCTGTTGTTGAGGTAGCAAAGATGCCCGCAACCCCCATGGACCTGCTGGACTTCCTTTCCAGGCACAAGGATGATAGTTTCTGCGTTTTGGAGAGGGTAGGAGGCATGCCCGGTAATGGCGGTAGTGCCATGTTCAATTTCGGCAAGGGTTACGGCCATTTGCAGATGGCGTTGTTGGCCCTTGGTATTCCCACGAGCGACGTGACCCCTAACAAGTGGGAGAAGTCCTTTCAGCTTGGCAGTAGTGGCAAGTATGGCAAGACGGAATGGAAGAATCGTTTGAAGGGCAAGGCCCAGCAGTTGTTTCCGTCCCTTGGCCGTAAGATCACGCTTGCCACCTGTGACGCCTTGCTGATAGCCGAGTATGGCCGTCGTCTTTCGTTGTAGTATGATTACCACTTAACTTATAAAATAGATTATGGAAAAAACAGAAAAAGAAAAGAACGAAGAGCGTTGGCCGCCGCGTATCCTCTCTGTTCTTGATGGCGTTGACGAGGACAAATTGGTGGATGCCGCCGATTTTGATTCGTTTGTTGTCCTTATTCTTAAGGATGGCGCAATCTTCCGTTCTTCTAATGGCTTTGATGTTCGCTGCAAGGCTTGGTCTTTCGACCCTGCCGAGGATACCAGCCGTGAAACATCTTTGTATTCCTGGCTCTGCAACCTTGTAGAGTTGAAGAATAGCTCTATCGGCAAGGAGGACGAGGAAGAGCCCGAGACGGGCACTACCTATGGTTCGCTTGTCGAATCGTTGTCTTTCTTGACCGTCACCAACATGCTCTATCCTTTGACGGCCTTCACCGACGTTAACAAGGCTACTGAGTATGCCTACCGTCGTTTTGAATGGCTCATTGAGAAGACGAAGGAACTTGATGCGGCCATGTCTGCCGAGGTAAAGGAGGAGAGTGCTGATGATCTCCGCAAGGACTTTGAGGATGGTGCCAGGGCCTCCTTTGCCGAGGACGTGCGGAAAATGTTAGCAGAAGAGGACAATGGCTGACACGGGGGACGCGAAGGAGTGGCGTGATCGGTATTATGTTTCCATATACTTTTCTTTGTATAGGGACTATCGCATTGTGCGCATGGCCGACGCTCAGGGCAATGTGCGCGAGGGCATCTTCATTCCGTTTATTCAGAACGGGATAGAGTATGACCCTAACGGTCGCGCCACTCCCAAGCAGGTGCTTCATGTGAACAAGAAGTCGTATGGCCGTGGCAAGCGCCTCACTCCCACTATTACCGCTGAAATGCGTGAGCGTATGATACAGGCCGGTGTCATTTCTCCTTCTGACAAGAAGGCCGTCGGCCATGTAGGTTTTATTGTTAGCGACTATGGTTATGAACGGATATTTGACGATGAGAAAAAGGGATAATTACATCATGATGAATGTGGAGGTGTTGGTCTGCGAGGGTGTCTCTGAGGCTTTGGCCTCAACGGGCCGTGCTGCCGTCTCTGTTGAAGATTTGTACGCTGGCACGGGCAACATACCCGTTTGCCGCTCCGTGGCCCGTGGCTTCGTCTTTGACATCTTCCACAACAAATACGGCTTCTCTTATTCCGTTATTTCCCAGCGTGCGGGTATGGTTCGTGAGAGCATCATGCGCAGTATCCGCAAGAGCCGCCATGTCCGCAGGAGTGATTCCGCCTATTCTGCCGCTTACGAACATGTCTTATCAAAACTGCGTGAGATCTATGGTAAATGATTTGTTGTCTTTCAAGCGTGTTGCCATGTCCCTTGGTCTTTGTGACCAGTACAAGAAGAAGTGGGACGAATGTACCGACAAGCGCCAGTTGATGGATTTGGCCCTTGATTCTAACGGTGTGGATTTCATTGCCGATTCTATCGCTTTCGGTTGGGGATTGGGCGTGGATTTCTTCAATAGACACTTTGCCGACTACATCAACGGCAAATACAAGCGGGATAGCGGGCCACATGGCTATTCCAGCGAGATGCTCGTTGGCCTGGAGGGAATGTATTATCTTTATTCCACCATAACGCTTGTTGCGGGATGCAAGTGCCTTAATATTGTCGTGCCTCCTTCGTCCTATGGCCGGGTGTATGTGTGTGGTGGCTCTGAGGTTCATCTGTCTGTCTTTGGTGCTTGCGAGGTGTACGTCTATGGCGACGATAGCCATGTTGGAATAACGAACCATTGTCGTGGCGCAATCAAATACACGAAAACTCATATTCCGTCTTCTCGATGGAATAATCGGAAATAGATTGTTTTGTACTTTTATGCTTTCATATCAATAAAAATAGGGCAGTACCAGTCGTGAGACCCGTACTGCCCGCATTCTTGTATGGCTTATCGTCCGTTAGTTGAGGAATACCCGCAGGCCATATCCTCCTTTGGAGTGTCCCGCCTTCATGACGCTTTCAAAGTTTGACGATAGCCTCTTCATATACTCCACTTGCTGTTGCAGGAGATCCACCATGATGTTTGACGAACCGCCAGCCTGCTGCTGAGCAATCGTCCCGAGCCTTTCGAGGAGGGTGTCACGGATGATTCTCACGTCGGCCTGTTGTGTTGCGAGGTAGTATCTCATACTTCCCAGCAATCCCTCAAGCGATTTTGCCGTAGTCTCCGTGACGGCTTGTATGCCCTGCTGGAGGTCCGAAAGGTTGTCTTTCGCCTTACTAACAAAACCGATCGAATCCGTCACGTTCTTGAATGCTTCTTCCAACTGCTTCATTGTCGAATCGCCAAGCTTGTTGATTGCGGCAAGTTCCTGGTCCGTGAGATTCATGCCACCGTCGCTACCTTCTTCCAGCGACTTGTCAACCATCTCAAGCAATGGCTTCAAGTATTTCTGTGCCACCCGGAGCATGAGCTGCTTCTTGATAAGGTTCTGAATGTACTCTTCAAACTTCTCGTTGAGTGCGTCGAGTGCATTGCTGCCTTCTTTGAAAGCGTCAAACCATGCGTCTGCGAAGGCTTGCGCCGCCGCCTTGTAGTTCGCCTCGCTTCCGAATCCACCCAGTTGCTCGATGAGGCTTTCCTTCATCTCCTTGAGCACCTTCATGTTCTCTTCAAGCTGCTTTTCGTACTCGTGGATTTTGTCGCTATCGGTTTTTTTCTTATCCTTTTCCGCAGCAATCATGGAGCGAAGGTTGGCGTTCTGCAACTCGATGTTCTTCACCATCTCGTCGTTGTAGTTTTTCAAGTCCTCCATGCTCCACGCGTCATCCATGCTCTCTTTTAGCTTTTCATAAGCCTCCGAGAGCCTTTCGATGGCCCTTTGGTGTTTGGCAATCTTCTTCTCCAGCTTCTTATCCTTCGTGCCCCATCCGAAGATGCCGCCGAGGGACTTGCCGATACCGCCGATGAGCGATACCGTGCCGGTGATTACCTTGCCAGAGGCTATCTGTTGCAGGGAAGAATCAATCTTTTCGAAGCCGCCCACTATCTCCGTCATTTCGTCGGGGATTTCGGCGTTGATGCCCCAGTCTTCCAGCATCTCAAACGACGCCTTGATGACCGCTGCCGCGTCTCCGAAGGATTCTCCAATCTTCTGTAGTTGTTCCGTGAGATCCTTCTTCTGCTTCTCGCCATTGTTCAGTTGCTTGGCCTCCTCTTTCGTTATCTTCTCCTGTTCTTTGAGTTGGTGGGAAATAACGGCAAGGTTCTGCTTTCTTACCTCAAGCACCGCCTTGGCCGACTTTGCCTCCTCGGAATCCGCGCCATGAACCTTTTCATCGTTTTTGTACTTTTCGTCGGCCTCGGCCACGAGTAGCTCCTCTTCCCGCTTCTGTGTTTCGAGGTGGTTCTGCATTTTGAGGTAGGCCGTGTATCGTTTCTCAATCTGCTCACGTTCCTTTGCATACTTGACGTACTCCTTGATGTTTGACACAAGGTTTTTGAACGGGTTCTTATTGAGGTTGTTGGCAAGAATCCTTTCGTCCAGCTTCTCCATTTGTTGCACAATTTGCTTGATTTGTGCAGGATCGAGGTCTTTGAGGCTCTCTTTGATGGACTGTAGTTTGTCCCGCATGGCCGTTAGCATGGCGGTTGAAGCATGATCAAGGTTCTCGAAGAGGCGTATATACATATCGCTTTCTTGGAACGACTTCCAGGAGTTGTCCGTAGTCTTCTTGTCGTACTGTTTCTTGAGGTTGTCGAGATATTCCTTCTGTAATTCGGGATTATTCTTCAACGTCTCGTTGTCGTATATCTTGCGACGTTCCTCCACATACCATTTGTCGAGCTCCAGTTGCTCCGTCAGCTTTGTTTTGTAGTCGCTGGTCAGCCTGTTGAAGTCATCAATGGTCTGTTGGTTCTGCTGCTTGGTAATCCGGGCCATAGCCTCCTTGTACTGCTTGTATTGCTCCTCTCCGAAGTATTTCTGCATGGCCTTGCCCGTATCTTTGATAGCCTCCTCATACTCCTTTAGTACTTCCTGCGACCATTTGTTGGGGTCGCTTCCATACATTTTGTCGAAGTAGGCAGAGGTGTATTGGTTGAAGACACGATTCACCATGTCGCGCAGATCATCAAATGAGTGGGCAAGGTCTCCGAACGACTTTCTGATAACGGTCTCGCTGACGTTATTGTCTTTGAGCCTCTTGTAGAGGTCAAGGCCAGCGAATGCCTCATCAATATCTGTGGAAACTTGGTCTCTCAGCTTTTCGTAAACTTTGAGACTTCCGTTCATTTCGATGTCAGCCGCCTTGCGGAATGCGTCACCCCGCTTCGTGAGCTCTTTGAACATGCGACCAATCTTCCTGATGCGGTCGGCCACGGCCTTGTCGTCCGGCATGATGTCGTCCGTACTCCATCCCACGTTCTCTGCCGCTTCTTTGAAGTACTTACGAGTGTGAATGAGTGCGTCCTCCTTGCTTTCGTTCCTCAACAGCTCATTGTATTTGCTATTCATGTCAGAAAGCAGGCTGATGCGCTCAGAAAGGATGTCTCGTTGCTCTTTCTGTTCCTTTCTTCGTTGTTTCTCCCTTTCTTTGTTCCGCTTCTTGTTTTCTTTCTCGTCAGGGTCAACACCAAGGCCAATAGCCTCGTCTTTGTATATACGAAGGAGCTCCTGCGCCTGCGCTTTTACTTTGTCCCTGTGAACATACTTCTGCACAATCGACAAAGAAGATCCCATGATTGTCCGTATGTCTTGGTCCGCAAGAATCCAACCTTTACGCGTACTCTTCATTTTGCCGAAACGTTCAAGAAATTTCTTTGCTGCTTCGTACTGCTCCTTCGCTTTGTCTCCACGCTCAAGGAGGCTCTTGAATCCTTCGGCGTATGCATCAAGTTGGTTAACCTCTACATTGATTTTGTACTTCTTGTTCTTGAAGTATTGCTCAAGGTAGTCGTCAATCCATGACACCTCCTCCTCTACGTTCGCCTTGTCGATATTGACATTGATGCCAAAGGGCTTATATAATAATTGAGCGCCAAGTTGGTCGATCTCGTTCTTCGTAAAACGGTCGTCGATTGATGCCTTGACAGTCATTTTCGCCTCTTTGACAGCCGCACTTTTCGTCCATCCTTTTCTGATACCTTTATCTACCGCATCGTTGAACGTCCGTTCCAATTCCTTACGTATAGGTTCAAGGCTACCAGACCATTTTTTTGTGTTTTTATCAAACTTGAGAAGCGAATTTTTCTGTTGTTCCAGTTTGGCAATCTCTTCGTTGAGCTGTCTTACATTATCGTTTATTTCGTTGACAAATCCAGGCAGGGCCGTTCCCGCTCTTTGATTTCTTGCGGTAATATCAGCTATTTTCTGCATGGCGTTCCTTACTCTATCAAGATACGCCATTTCGTCCTCGTTGTCTTGTCTTGGCTTTGCGGCTATGTCGTAATATTTCTGCGCCTCCTTGCTGAGTTTCTTGTAATTACCAGCAACTTTGTCAAGCACGGAGCGCAAGTCGGTCGTCTTTGAAATGATCTTCGTATATTGTGCAGAGTATTTGTCCAAATCCTCTTTGATGGAGGAATCTTCCTTGAAGCGGTAATCTATCATTCGGGTTGTCTCAATGAAATTTTGATACAATCCCTCTGCCACATTGAATTGCTTTTGAAGCTCTTCTTTCGACAAGCCCTTAATGTCGATCTTTATGTCAAAGTTCGCATTCTGCATCAAAGTGACAAGCTCCTGAAAAGCCTTCTTTTTGTCCTCAATGCTCTTGTTGTCGTCTTCCGTTCCAAAACTCTTCCGTATTTCTTGGAGTTTGTCGAACGATTCCGCAAATTCTCTGTTTACCTGTGCAATCTCTCGTTCCATGTCGGCAACTTTTTGGAAATGGCTAATAATTGCATCAAGGCCAAATGCAGCAGCCGTTCCAACCAGTCCGATACCTAACGACTTTAGCAATCCGGTGCTCTTTACGACGTTCGATATGACCGAGCCCATAGCGCGCCATTGTCCATGAAGCAGTTTTGCACTATTATACTGAACACGAAGCGCAGTCACGATTTTGCTATTCCACATAGCAATGGCAATGGAGTGTGTCTTGATAGCCAAAAAGAAAGCGATGGCCGTCTTGGCTACCGACGCAATAGTCTGCCAATGCTTCAACAACTCAATGGCCGAAGCGACCGTGCCCTTCAAAACACCTTCATTACTCTTGCCAATTTCGTTGAGCATTATATCGAAGGCGTCGCCCAGCTTTTGGATCATACCCCAAAGGGTCTGCGACTGCCGCTCCTGCATTTCGTAGAACATACCGCCCTTGTCCGTGAGCCGCTGGAACACCTGCTCCACGTCCTTGAACTTGATCATTCTCTTTGAGATCATATCGACGATTTGTGCCGTCGTATAATCTGCGTTGTCTCGTTCCTTGAAGAGAGCCTGCAACTCTCCGTACATATTGATGCCGGCCTCCGTGAATTGGCGAACCTCAGAGCCACGAAGATATGCCGCAGCCTTGACCTGTCCGTAAGCGAGAATAAGACGGCTCATATCAACACCAAGTCCCGCAGAAACGTCGGCGAGCCGCTTGGTGGTGTCATAGAGTTTGTCGTTCTCAATACGGTATGCCGCAAGCTGCTTGGTGTAATTCACCAAGTCTTTGATGCGGAACGGCGACTTGACGGCCAGTTGTACGGTCTTGTTGAATATCTCATCGGCCTGCACCTTGTTCTGCAACATAGATTCCAGGGAACGTTGCGACATCTCCATCTGACCCCTCACCTCGGCAATCTGTCGTATGAAGTCCTTGGCCGAGTTGAAAGTGAAGAGTACCGCCGTGCGTTGAATGAGTTGGGATATGTACCTGTCAAGGTAAGAATACTTCTTTCCGAGGCCCTGCACGGACACACCCGCATCACGAAGCACCTTCGCGTGCTTTTCGATGGTGGTATTCAAGGCGATGAGCTTCTTGCTATAGTCCTGATCCGTCGTAGATAGTTTCATGCGGGCCGCTCTCAGGTATTCTATTGCTTGCGCATGTCTGTTGAGCGTCCTTGCGTTATCAGAAAAATCGATTGCGCCTTGATACGTCGTGTTTTTGGCGTAGTTCTTCTCCCGCGCTTGTCGTGCCTGTGCCGCCTCGGTCAATGGCTTTGCCGCATTGAGCACGGCATTGTGCTTCTCTATGGCCGCATTGAGCGTCTGCAGCTTCGTTGCGTAGTCTGCATCCGTCTTCGACAACTTGCGCTTCGCCTCTTCAAGGTATTTTACTGCAAGGGCTTGCCTATTGAGCGTATTTGCGCTATCAGAGAATTTGAGCGCACCCTGGTACGTCGTGTTTGTGGCATAGTTCTTCTCACGATATTTCTGTGCACGTTCGTTAGCATTCTTTCGCTGCTTGTTCTCGTATGACTGTTGCGCACTTGCCATTCGGTCAAGGGCCTTTTGGTAGGCCACAGTCCGCTCCTGATACATCTGCTCCTGATACTTGAGCTCATCCTGCAAGAGCTTTTTGCGCTTCACAAGTTCGTCTTGCTCAGAGGACGTAAGGTTGTATGACTTGTCCTTGAGGATACTGTTGATCGCAGTAATTTCCTCCTTGAGGTTGGCAATGTTCATGCCACTCTTGTTCTGCATGGATTTTTGAAGCCTCTCTAAGGCCAATGCGGCCTGCTGGATGCCTCCCGTGCCCATACCACTCATGCTTGACAGCTTCTGCCGCATGCCATCAATGACCTCGGAGGCTTTGGTGACGCTTCCACCCATGTCCCTTGCGCTATTTCCTATGTTGGAGAAGGAGTTGTTGAGATTTTGGCCGGCAGTGGTGGCATTCGTGCCGATAGCCCTCATCTTCTGAATGATTTTGTCAAGGTTGTCGGCGAACATATTAGCACCGCCAGACATGGCCGTAAAGGCATTGTTCACAGTAGTTCCCATTGCCCTTGCGGTCTCTTGTATGTTCTGCAACCTCTTGTCAGCACGCTCAATAGCGTTGAGTGCTTCTTTGCTGATAAAAAGCTCGCTTCCTATTGCATCGCTCATAACTTGAATGTTTAGTAGTTTATATAATCGGCAAGCCAAGATCGTTGAGCCTCTTTAGGTCGTCTGCGCTCCCTATTACGGTCTCATTATTTCGTTTGCCGCGACCATCTCTCTTCGTCTCTTTGTCCGAGATGTATTCCACATGGGTAAAGTCCATACTTGCGAGCCTCACCTGCGGAACGGTCATTGCCCATTTGTATTCTTCCTGCGAGCACCAAGTGTTGGCCCTAAGAAAGTCTATCATCTGTCCGTATTCTGTCCTTGACGGGACAATTCTGCTGCTTGTGTCTTCCTCGTCAAGGCTTGATTGCGGACGGTCTGAATAACATTGGTACTCGCGAAGAAAAAATCCACGTCGAGGAGGTTTAGGATTTCAACGAGCATGGTTGCCCAATCCCTCACGTCGCTCTCGCCCCAAAGGAGTTGCTCATACACTTCTTGATATTCGTCAGAGTATATTCGCTTCTTGTCGTTGAGCAGGGCAAGCGTGATCACCCTTGCCACGGATGGAAGGTTGGTGGCAAACTCCTTGATAACGTCGCCCATTGACATCTTCTCGCCACGAATTATTTTGCAAGCCTCATCCGCAATAAGCCATTGCGTGCCTGGCTTCAAGGCGTGAATTTCCCACACCGTGCCGTTCAGCTTGACGATGGTGGGAGAATCGTTCATTATCTTCGCCAGTTTTTCCATGGCTTCGTCAGAGATGGGCGAATCGGGCATCACCCGCTTCTCTCTCTCCTTTCGGGCCACGGCCTCCTGCGATTTGTCTTTTTTCGCTCTATAGACTGCCATGATATTTATCTATTTGATTGCCGAAACGGTCGCATTGTACTTTCCTGCTATCTGCTCCAACTTTTGGAACGACATCGAAATGACGCGATAGGAATGCTTGAGCCTGCCGCCTCCCTCCTCAAGTATTTTTGCATAGGGCATGGCCGCAACAATGGCCAGGGCAATGCCGCCTTTCTTCTTGTTGCCTTCGAGGTATGAGCGTATTTCCTCACGTCCCCTCACGTCCTTTCCGTAAATGTGCCTCGGCACTTTGGCCATAGGGGACGAAGATAGATACCCCGTTCTCTTTAGCACACCATTCACATAGATACCATACCCGTATGAATCGTAAAGGTTTCGTGTCCTATGCTGGTACGTTCTCTCCTCCACGCATTCACGCAAAATTCTCCTTGCGTCGTTCTCTAACGAATCAAGCAGCTTGTTGATAGCCTTTTCGTAAAATGCACCCATATTCGTACATTAAAAAATGGCGAACGGCATGAAGCCGCCGCCACTTTGGAATTATGATAGTATAAGACAAGAGATGCACTACGCCGCTACTCGGTCGCGGTAGGAAGGGTGTAGTCGTGGTTGATATAGAACGGCGTGCGGTAGGTCTTTGCGCCAATCGTGAGGGTAATGTCCTTCGCCGTTCCAGCAAGCGCAATCTTTGCCAAGTTGGAGTTCAGAGACTCAATGGTGAGCTTGGAATTGAGCTGCACCTTCGGGAGCACATAGGCTACCATCTTCGTGCCGTCCGGCTGGGTCTGCACTACGTCAAACTTAGCGTAGATGGGCTTGTAGGCCGACGGCGCAATCGTGCGTTTGCCGGCCTCGTCCGCAATGAAGCCGCAAAGTGATTTGAGCAACTCGGCCTGAGTGTCACCGACCTCTGCCGCAAGCTGATACTTGCCGAGCTTTACGATAGAGATGATGGGCGAATCGGAGGTCTCGCACTCAATGTCCGTGGTCTCGTTGTCGTCCTGCGAGATGGAGGTGGTGTCCTCCACTACGTCCTCAAGGATGTACGAATCACCAAGAGGAGCGGATTCGTCCACCTCTGCACCCGTGAACATTGTTGCCACGATATAGTCTGGCTTGATAAACTTGAATGATCCCGTGTTGGTATGAATTACTTTGTTTGCCATAATAGTATTCTTTTTTAGTTTGAAAAAACGTTATTTCGTAATAACTGACACGCTAACCATATTGAAGTGGAATTGTCGCTGAGTGTCGTACCCGCTATCGCGGTACAACTCATGGATGGAATAGTCCTTATGCCGTGAGGAAGCAATAACCTCGTCAAGAATACCTTCCATCTTGTCAAGGGCTTTTACGTTCTTCACGGGAGGAATGCCTTTGGGCCTTGCGTACAAATAGATGTTGGCAAAGCCGGTAGAGTATGCCCCCTTGTCCGTCTGCTGCCCCACATCAATGTTGACGAACGTCTCCCACTCCTTGTTCGTAGTTGGGGGGAGCTCGCCTACAATCACTTGGTCTGCAATGCCCTTTTTTGCAAGCAGCATCGAGAAGAAATTCTCAATGCGTGATAGCCTGCGTTGTATTCCATGTGCCATGATTCTGTTATCCTATGTTACCTATTGAGACTAAATGTCCGTTCCCTTGATGTACGCAACGCAACCATGAAGTTTGGTAGGCTCTATGCCAATGACCATTCCCTCCACGGGCATTCCGTACATCTCGCCACGAAATCTGATGCCCACCTTCATTCCTTCCGGCAAGCGTTCCTCGCCTTCGTCCGTCTGTGGCATGGGAAAGTAGATGCTATATCCCATTGACACTACACCCGAAGTGAACAACTTGTCCGTCTTTTGAATGTCGCATTTGGTGGTGAGAATTACCGTTTCGTCGTCCCGCTCGTCAGAAAGCAGGTCGCCATCATCGGGCACGCCATACCCCTTCTTGTAGAACGTTCCGTCGTACTCATACTCTACCATTGCGTTTCTATCCGTGTACATCGTCATTCGTATTCGTTAATCCACCTAACATCGCCATCAGAGCCGTTCAAAGCATCGAGTTTGTCTTCTTCGCCGAGTTTCTCGTAGAGCCGCTTAAGTTCTGACTTGATACTGGCGAGGGACTTCTGCGTTATCGTCTGAGACCCAACCGTAAGGGTGTAAGAGCCGTGTTGTGTCGTTGATGATGCCGTTTGATAGACACCAAATACAATCGTCTCCAACAGAGCCGCCTTGCATCGGTCACGATGTTCCTCCGTGAGCTCCGCGTATGCTTCAACTTCGGAAACGCCGCATTCCAATGCAACCCTTTTCAGTACAGACTTGTCAAAGACGAAATTCGTCAGTCCGCTAAGATAGTCCAGTATGTCGAATTTTTGAACTGCCATGATGGTGAGGATAGTTATACGTTAGCGTGTCAGTTGTCGTGACATGTGATTAGTTTGCCGTAGAGGTGTCGATGATCACATGGTTCATGAAGTCGATAAGGACGGGGCAAGCCGACATCATTACCTTGGTCTGCCACTCACGGAACAAGCCGTTGTCAATGGCATAGTTGCCCACGGTGACAAGGCCGTTAGCAATGGAGGCCCAGGAAACGTCGATGTTCTTTGCGCCGTACTTCTGCTGCAAAGCCTGGTCGTAGATAGGTGTCCACTTAAACTCAACGGAATCGCCAGCGGGGCACAAGACTACATACTTGTCCTCCCAACCCTGCACGAAGGTGTCTGTGTTCACCGTCTTGTTGCGCTCCTTCTCGACAACAATCTCAATGGGCGAGAGGCCCGTCATGTCTGAGAGCGTGCGCTTGAAGTCCTCATCGAGCACCTGCATACTGTCGGTATAGGCCATGCGCTTGGCCACACACCACTTCTGATACCACTCCTTGACCTCGGCATTCTCCAGGAAGGTCTCGCGGTACATCTTGCGGGTCATCTTCCACACAAGCGCACCCTCGTAGCCGCCGCGCTCATCGCGGTAGTCGTCCTCGATCTTGCGCATCTGAGTGATAATCTTACACTCGGGGTCAGTCCACGCCTTTACGCCGGCCTTCTTCTTGTTCTCCTCGGGGAAGGGTTCAATCTTCTGCAAGAACTGCTGCAAACCCTCACCCTTGCCCTTCCAAGACATAGAAGCCTTCGTCATGAGCTGGGCCGTAAGGTTGCTGAGCGTTGCCTCGGCAGAGTTCTTACCGACCTGAACGACATCACGAACCCAAGCCGCAATGAGGTCAGCATCGTTGCCGAACTGCTGGAACAACTTCTCTTTGTATTCACGCTGCTGAGCGTTCTCCGACCACTTGTAGCCGATAAAATCGGGGATGGAGCCAGAATATACGCTGATGCCCTCGCTGTCCATCTCGGGAGCATCGCCAAGCGGGGCACGGAGGTGCATCAACGGAGCGGCCTCGGCCTTCCTTGACTTCACGCTATAGGTGGCCACACCGTCATAGTCGGTAGGCGTTGGCATGGAGGCGCGATGGCCCTGCGTGCTGTACCAGCCATAGTTGGTGTAGAGAAGATTCTTCTGATCAAGGAAAGTCTTGAGGAAATTCAAGTTGTCCTTGCTCGAAAAGAGCTTGGCATATCTCGAATTGTTAAAATCAAATTGCTGCATAATCCTAAATACTAATTTTTTACCTGTTTGTGAGACTGAAACTTAAAGATAGAACCAGCCCTTCACCTTGCTTTGGTTGAGAGCGAGAACGGCGGGTGGCAACTTGTTGATCTTCTTCAAGTGCAGGATGGTGTCGGAGTTGGCCAAGGCCGGCGTGAAGGAATACTGTGCGCCATACTCCTCGGACGAACGAGAGATGTTCGGGTCGTAGAAGAAGTCCATGTCGGAATCCGCATAGGCGTTGGGGTTAGTCACCATTGCGGTGGTTTCTGCACCAGCCTTTGCGGCCTCTACCAAAATGTCTCCCTTTTTCGCCGTAGCACCAAATTCTGCGCCGAGGGTGAGCTCCCATACGTCCACGCCACTTTCCTTTGTCTCCGTGACACCAACAACGGTGATTCCCGTACCCTTGCCGTCGAGCGTAGAAGGCGCGGCCATGATATTGTCTCCAATGAAGGGGATGTGGCGGTAGCCATTGCGAACGATCTTGATGGTCTTGTCCGTAGCGACAACATTCTTGGCGAGCTCGAAAATCTTCATGATCTTCACAGAAGGGCCCGTCTCGGGATCCTCAATGCCGGGGTCGTACTCCACAAGGTCTCCCGCGTTGATTTTCGCACGGCCCTTAAACGGATTGAGCAGCACGCCACCAAACGTAGGATAACGGAGTGCGTCCTTGCGGTTGCCAACGATATTCACGAAGACAGACCGATGGCCGCCAATCTTACCGCTTGCCTGAATGAGCGTGCGGCCACTGAAATAACCGCCAATGCCGCGATTCAAATAAAAATCATCATTCTTTGCCATGATTCTTGTAATTAAGGGTGAAAACTGTTACTTGCCAGCGTCAGGGTTGATGATGTTGATAACGTCGGACCAGTCCGTCTTCTCCTCGCTACCGCCGCTACCTCCAGGCGTGTTGTGCGTGGTGGACGAATGGGCCATGTTGTAGAACTCCAAAGCGTCTGCGGCCTCCTTGTCAAGGTCTGAATCATTCGTGATGGTCAGCTTCTTCAAGTAAGTCTCCGCCCACTTGTCGTCCTTCACACCCTTCTCCTTCAACTTGGCACGAAGTTCACTTCTTTTCTGAGACAGATTTCTCTCGGCCTCGACGGCGGCCTCTTTCTCCTCCAGCTTATTGAGCCGTTCGAGCAATGCAGTCAGCTCGGGACTACTCCCGCCGCTATTGCCATTGCCGTTTCCGTTACCATTGTCGTCGGCATTGCCATTGCCCTCACCTTTGCCGCCATTGCCCGAAGGGTGATCCTTCTGCCAAGACTTGATGAAGTCGGCGTTGTCCTTCTCGTAGTTGCCATTAAGCGTGACAAACTGCGGAAGAATCCTCGACACGAAGTCGTCCAGTTCCGTCTCTTCGTTAACCAACAAGTCGTAGTGGGAATCACTAAGGCTCGTAATGGTTTTGTCGCTAATGGAAAGGTGTTTCCCATTTGCGGTGAGCTTACCCTTTAGGGTGTCTAAAAGTTGCTTCTTTGTAAACTTCATTCTTTCTCGTATTTTAACAAATGTACCGCAAAAATACGACTATAACTTACAGTAAAAAAATAAAATGCGAACTATATTGGTCAGCTGACCAATAAATATTTATTCTGCTATATGTAATAATGTATTACTTCGTATTTTTGCAGCATGGGTAGTGTAAAAGACATAACAATTGAGCCGCAGGAGGGTTTTCAGAAATCCTTTGTGAAGAGTAATGTCGATGTTGTAGTCGGAGGTGGAGTTTTGGCTGCTGGAAAGAGCTTTGCTTTGGTACTTGCTATGGCAGAGCCGCTAATGACAGATCCAGATTTCCGTGCGATGATTTCACGTCGTTCGCTTGGCAACCAAAAGGCTGGTGGTGGTTTTGTTGAGAAATTCAAGCAGATATTCGGCTCTGACTATATAAGGGTTAAAGAAAGCGACTCTCCTCGCGTATCATTTCCTAACGGAACGTTCGTTGACTTGACGTATCTTGATGATTCTAACATAGATAAGTTAAGAGAGCGTGCAAAAGGATGGGAGTATGATATGATTGCCATTGACGAGTTGACGGAAATGTCATGGGAGGTATTCTCTTATGTAATGACCCGAAATCGCGGTCAGAGTAAGACGTTTACGGGTAAATTCTTTGCAACGCTCAATCCAAAGCGTAGCCATTGGACGAGAATATTCCTTGATTGGTATATAGGCCCAGATGGTTTTGTTATTCCAGAACGTGACGGGAAAGTTAGATATTTCTATTGCAATGGCCCGACTGTCAAGGATGTTGTTTGGGGTGACACCAAGCGTGAGGTTTATGAGAAATGCAAACTCGATATTGACAGAAAACTTGCAGCCGTAGGTGGTAATTTTACCTATAAGAACATGATAAAAAGTTTCGTGTTCTACAAGGGCAAAATCAGCGAGAATAAGGGTCTCGTTGGTAACAATGCCAACTATATCGGTTCTGTTGCTGCATCGGGTGGAAGAATGGCGCAGGCCCTTTTGGAGGGAAACTTCAATGTTGATCCCGAGGAGGAGGAAAGCATACCGATACCAAGCCAATCTGCCCGCGATGTGTTCCTGAACGACCCTGCCGTTAACGGAGACAACTGGGTAACGATTGACCTTGCTGACTTTGGAAGCGACAATACGCTCATGTTGGCCTGGAACGGATTTCATGTGAAGGACGTTGAGATTGCCATGCACACTACGCCGAGACTGAATGCAGAGAAGGCAAAAGTGTTCGCGGCCCGAAACGGAGTATCAGAGAGCCACATTATCTATGATGCTACTGCCGGCCGATATTTCAGTGACTACATTCCCGACGCAATCCCATACATTTCAGCGTCTCGTGCCATAGGCTTGTACGCTCTTACGGGAATGACGCTCAAAGACATTTGCTACATGCGTCTGTGCTACATGATCAAGCGTGGCCAGTTGACCTTCTCCGACGTGGTGTCAAATTCAACATATACTCACCAAAACCTAAAGTATCGTGTTACGATTCAGAATGAGTTTCTTGAGGAGTGTAGCGTAGTGCGATTCTTCAAAATGCAGTCGGGAAAGAAGCGATTGATGAACAAGAAGGACATGAATCGCAACCTTGGCAAAGGGCGTTCTATGGACTTGCTTGACCCGTGCGCCATGCGTATGTACCCATGTGTGGATATGGAGTATGGCACGGAACTTCAACGAGGCTTTGAGGCCGCTTATGAGGAGAGCGATATGGATAGCGACCGACGTGGTAAGCAGAGCATTTTCGACGAAACAATGTGGTATTAAAGATATTGACTTATGATAAAAAAAGAAGATGTAAGAATGATTTTGGAATCCGCACGCATGGATTGGCAATCTGTTTCAGAAAAAGATGTGGCATTTGCCGTGCTGTGCGATTCGCTTGAGGATAAGTCGCTCGCCTACCGCCTCGCCTACAACAAGAGCGAGAAGGACGCTGAACGATTCTACAATACGCCGAGATTCAAGAAGCTACTCGTTTTGCTTGAGCCTTTCGGCGTCGGAGTTGTCACCAACAAAACCATTACGCGAGAGGAGAACAAGGCCGAGCTGCTCAAAATGCTCACGCAGATTGAGGATTCGTTCAACGCAGGAGACTTGGAGGCCAAGGATGCTTTGAAGATGAAGGCCGACATTCGCGTGAAGTTGAACGATAAGTTTGAGATGGAGGAGAGCCAAAAGCAAAGGCGCATCATCGTAGTTCCGAGCAAGCACGACATTGTTTGTCCTAACACCAACCGAGAGTGCAACTATTGGCCGGCGAAGAAGGCTTGCTGCACCCATTACGGCCTCATAGATCCGTCGGAGAACAATGAAGATTTTGATAACGAACAAGTAACAGATCATAGTAATGAGTAGGAAGAGACAAGATATAATTAACGACTTTTTGAACAACCCTCAGAAGCTGCTTTTGAAGAAGCCGTTTTTGAGAGGAACGTCCGTAGTGTCCGTTAATGATTCTACCGACGGCGCGAACACAAGAACGGACTATCGGAGAGAGGCCATTCTTCCACATGTAAGCAAGACCATTATCAGCCAGGAGCGGTTTGCCAAGGAGCTTGACCCGTATAGCCATGATGTCATTTTTGACAACAACCTCCCGAGTATATGCGTGAAACTCGACGATGGCGGCTACCAAGAGATTAAGTTCCAGCGCATCGGCATCCCGTTCCAAAAGCGAATTTTGGAGAAAGTCGTGCTTTCTCTTGGTGGAAACAAGCGTGTTCATGTACTTCACGATAGCAACCCAAGTGAGAAGTTGAAGAAGAACTTTGCCGACTTCAAATGGCATTGGGAGAATAGCAACCAGGACGGAATTGGCACTAAAGCCGTATCGATCCAACAGAGCAATGGCGACGTTGGCCTCCTTATCTATATGAATGAGAAGAACGAGGTGAAGTCCCGTCTTTTCTCCTACTCCGACGGCTACCAAATCATTACGCACAAGGATGATAATGGCGAGCCTCTGCTTGACTGTGTGTACTACAGAACGGAGGACAATGTTCGGCACATTGATGCTTACGACGATACGAAGCATTACCATTTCACGGATTCTTTTGTTACAGACGTTGATACGCAAGAGATAAAACGGGGTTGGAATTTGGAGTACGAGGAGGTCCATGGCTTCTCCGAGAGCCCGCTTGTTACGAAGCGTGGTGATGTAGCATGGAACAATGTGCAGAATCTTATCGAATTGTTTGAGATTATGTACAATATCTTTGGCGTGATTCAGAAGCGTCATGGATGGGGTATTCTCTACATCAAGGGTAAGTTCAACGAGACGGCCAAGAAGATAGCCGGCTCAATCATCTTGAACGATTCCAGCATTGACGGCAAGGGAAGCGCCGAGTTCAAAGCACCTCCTTCTCCTGCAAACATGATAGAGTTTTTGCAGTCCATTCTTGATTTGATTCAGATTGGGTGCGGTTGTACATTCATCCTTCCGAAGGACGTTAAGTCGAGTGGAGACATTAGTGGACTGGCCATTCAAATGACCCGTTCGCTTGATATTGAGACGGCATCAAATGCTGTCATTGAGTGGCAGAACTTCGTCAGCAAACATTCCCGTCTTTTCAAGGAGGGACTTGCCAAGCAACTTGTTTCGTCTGGTGAGAATCCGACTGCCATAACAGATTTCAAGGAAATGCGTATCAGCACTTCCTTCAAGACGTGGCAACCGTTTGACGAGGCAGCATGGAACCAGATGCTTTGCACGCTTCGTGGAGCAGGACTTATCTCAACGAAGACAGGCGTGGAGAAGAACACGGTATCAACTCCCGACGAGGAAATCCGTATGGGCAACGAGGCGGTTGCTCCCGAGAAGGAAGAGAGACGTATTCAGACTAAGGAAACTGTTAACGAATAGAAATGAAGGCGAGCGCGTTACATATTCAAAGGCTTGTGGATGGAAATGCCGTGAGCTTTCCTGCCAAAGGCGAGGAGGCGATTGTCGGCTCATATACTTATAGTGGTAAGCGTATGGGTGGCGCGCCTACGCTTACGGCAACCATCTACTATGAGCGTCCCCTTGATGATGATTGGACGTATGATGAATTTGTAGAGTTTCTTGGCGAGCGATTCTTCGTAACGTCCATTCCTTCTTCGAGCAAGGACAATGAATCCATGATGTACAAGCATGAGATTGTCTTTACGTCACGAAGGGAGATTCTTGACAATACATTGTTCTTTGATGTCGTGTCAGACTATGACAAGGACACCCATGGAGGAGACCGTTATGTTAGCAATCAGACCAAATTCCAGTTTGGAGGTACTATTCGTGAGTTTGTCAGCAGAATCAATAGTGCCCTTGCTTACTGTGGCCTTTACTTTCCACAAAAGACCCAAGGGGATAGGGGGTATTATGTTGTTGTCGATAACGGATATGGCACGGACGACGTGAAGGAAATATCGTTTGAGGACGAATATATCACCAATGTGATTCAGCTCATCAATACAGAGTTTGAGTTGGATTACTATTGGGTAGGAACGGTGTGCCATGTTGGTAAAGTCCAGCATGATTTGACCGATAACGACGAGGACATTGTGAGGTACGGTCGCAATGACGCATTGCTATCCATATCTCGTGAGAATGCAAACACGAAGATTGTTGATATGATCACGGGCCGTGGCTCTTCCGACAATATACCGGAATACTACCCCAATGATGGAGAGTTTGGACTTGCCGTATTCAATACTGCGAATATTGACAAAGAGGACGTAACGGTTAATCTCGAAAAGTTATATGCTCTGGACAACCCGATTGGCAGGACTTTTACCTTTTGCAAGATCAAGGATGGCCAGTATGACAACACCATTGATGTCTATGTCAGCGAAGTGTGGAGCAATTACCAACCGTGTTTTAAAGAATTTTCCCAAAAGTGGCATATCGGACATTGTGATGCCGGCACTCGCATCAAATTGTCTGGAATACGGTGTGAAGTTCGTTACGAAAAGCATCAATGTGACAACCTTTTCGCTATTGTCGAATCGTCATATTCGATAGTTGTTGACGGGACAAGAACAGAGAAAGTTTCACTTGACGACAATTTTGTTTGCCCCGTTCCTGGCGACTACAAGTTTGTTCATCTTGTTTCGTATTATGTAAAAGAGCGCGAACAAGTGTCAGACGGTGATCATACGGGTGGCTACCTCAACATCGTCGCATCCATTCAAGGCTCGATAGGCGTTTCATGCCAAAAGAGTGACGGGGAACTTTGGTTCTATTCCGAAGGAATGTCGTTTAGGTATGACGATGGCGGGATAATCTTTGCCGACATATCCAAGGCCGTCCCTGCTATATGCGGGATGGAATACTACAACGGTTTTGTGCCGTATGGATTGACTGGCGAGGAAACAGCATCGAAGGTGGAAATTAAGGATAGAAAGTTTGTCTTTCCGTCCCAAAACCTTATGCCGAGTATCTACAGAAAAAGTGGTGGCGCTAACAGATTCTATTTGGCAGAGAATGGTAAGTACGAGAAGCCGGATGGAAGCGGTGAGTTTTATCAATTCGCCAACTTGTACAAGGTAGGCAAGCCCCATCAGGGCAGCGTCTCTTTTGATGATATAAAGCCTGCAATCAACGGAATCCGTAACGACGTTATACAGAGCGACGGCCTTGGCCAACTGTTCGGTGAGATTGCCGATGTGGCCTTTGACGCAAAGGATAACGACATCAAGGACGATAGTGGGAATTACATTCATCCCTATTTCTACTTGAAGTTGCACAAGTTTAGCGGAGAGTTTGGGTTCGACCTCTTCGCAAGTGCATTGGCGTCAGATACCGCTAAAATCAATTTGGTAGATAGTATTGGCTGTCCCGCTTGTAGCTTCGAAATTCAGACACACAAGAGTTCGGATGGGAAGAAGTTTTACAATCCTGTCAGCACGGATGCTATCGGGAACCTGAAAAAGATTGACGGCAAAGAAACTGGCGACTATATTCTCTCTCCGGATGAGGCAGCGTCGGACACATACAACCAAGATTCCCGCAAACATGAATTGTGGATTGCTCTGAAAAAAGACGCAAGCACACTTGGCATCATCATGCCTAACGCTGCGAACAACTTCAAGCCAAAGAAGGGCGAAAAGTTTGTTATCACGGGCATCAAAGCGCCGTATTCACTCGTTACTGCAGCAGAGAAGCGACTGGATGATGCGCTTATCAAGTATATGTTCGAGAACAACGAAGACCAATTCAACATCAATGTCAAGTTTTCTCGCGTATTCTTGCAGGAGAATCCATCGTTTGCGAGCAGGTTGAACGAAAACTCAAAAATAAAGGTTGAGTATAATGGCAAGCAATATGAGCTTTTTGTCAGCAGCTTTACGGTCAAGGCAGAAAACTCTGTATTGATGGAGGTTGATGTGGAGCTCGTCAAGTCTCTTGAAATAACCCAAAGTGACGTAAAGAATATCGTCGATTCTGTCAAGGGAGAGGTGGTAAGGCCACTTGCCAACCTTGCTGGCGGTGGCGGCTCTAACATCAATATGTCAATCACTGATAAGGCTTATCTGTCCAAGCTGCATGATGATTCGACCAAGTACAGGCTAACCGTCGGCGAATTTCAGAGCAATGGACGCGCCACAGTAAAAGGCGACGTGATCGTGTCCGATAGCGGGACATTCGTTAGCGGTGCGGAAGGCCACGGCACGCGACTTGGCAATGACGGTATGTGTGAGACTGATATTGTGAAGTTGCGCGGGTACTTGGGCACGCCAAACTTCGTTGACGGATTCAACGGAAACGGATTCAAGCTTTGGATAGACGATTCAAAGCTCGCTAATCTTACTCTTGATAGGCTTACTGTTCGCCAAACGATGGTTATTTTCGAGCTGCTGATCGAGAAAATCCGAAGTGTTGGAGGCCAGATATGCGTGAGTGCTGCCAATGGAAAAATCAAGTCCGTCAAAGAATACGAGGACAACTATGTTATTGAGTTTGAGCAGGAGAATGCGTTTGTTGCCCACGACCTTGTACGTTGCCAAACCTTTACAGGCAAAAACTTGAAGAGTTATTGGGCCGAGGTGGCGAGTGTTACGAAAGACGGCGTGATTATTCCCAAAAGCGAGTTTGCCAATTCCCTTCCAGCCGTAGGAGACGAGTGTGTCCTTATGGGCAACACCATCAATACAAAGCGTCAGAATCTCGTCCTGATTTCGGCAACAGAGGATGGAAATCCTCGCATAGATGTCATGAATGGCGTGAATCGCAAAGGATTTGATAGATCTCTTCGCGCCCGGCTTGGCAACCTTGACGGAATCAATGATGATTGGTTTCCTGCCTCGAATCAGCCTAACGGTGACGGTCTTTATTGCGACAATGCCTTTTTGAAGGGTACATTCCTGCTTGAGACGGGTGAAGACGTAAAGACCCGTTTCGAGGTTACGGACGGAAAGATAGAGAGTGCGGTGGAGGGTGTGCGCCAAGACCTCATGCCTGACAGGGGGTATCTTAGCAATCCCTCATTCAACGAAGGCTTTGACAAATGGGGCACACAGAACGAGACGGTATTCTTCCTCGTTGGCAACAAATGGATATATGCGAACAATAACGTGCTATCCAAGCGTGGCGATAGCGCCATTGTTGTCAAGGACATGGGCCGCACGGTCGTACATATCAAGAACAAGTACATCTGTCAGAAGAATAAGAATCTCGCAAAGAAGCCCGACATGCCAACGAATGCGGACGGGACGAAGGAGGCGCAACCCGTGTATCTTGCCTTCTTCTACCGATGCGCTACTGCTGGAAAACTCACTGTCACCTTTGAGGGTGTGGATAAGACGGGATTTGCCGATTTTGAATCGTTCAACATTGAGCAGGAGGTCGGTGTGACGGACGGCTACCAGCAATTCACTTGTGAAGGTATTTGGAACGGCACGGGTGACTTCAAGTTGTCGTTCACTGGCGAGATCTATCTGTACATGCTTGTCCTAAGCACAGACAAAGTGGATAGCCTCACCTATAAGTATCGCACGCTCTTCGAACAGAGTGACAAGCTAATCAATATTGCTGCACAGAATTTTGACAAGGACGGAAATGTATTGGCAGATAGCGGTATTATGGTGAAGCCTACTGGCGTCGGTATCTATTCGCAGGGTAGTGATGGCAAGTTTGCCCTCATAGGTGTTGAGGTGAAGGGAGAGGACGGTAAGTCAAGCATCAAACTGTTTGCCGATAATATACAACTGGAAGGCTATGCGACCATAAACGGCAACTTCAAAATTGACAAAGATGGAAACATGGTTGCCAAGAACGGCCAGTATGAAGGAACGGTCGTCGCAAACAGTGGTAAGTTTATTGGCGCAATCGGTTCGCCATACAATAACGTGGGCGCTGCTCAAACGCAATGGCCGTCAGTTGATACGGGAATGAATGTGATGGTAAGTGACACCAAGCGGGCCGAGGCTGGCCTTGTCCTGCCCGCATACAAGGAAATCGACGGAGTAGAGTGTGACGTTATTAACGCTACCGCCACAGATACGTTCATTACCATACCGTCAAACAATGATCCAACCCAATGTCTCCTTTACCGCAACACGCACATTACGAGTGTCAAGTTGGGTGGCAACTTCTGCCGTGTCCGTTTGAAGGCATTTGTTCAGCCTGGTGCAGACGGATGTTCGTGGACAATACTCAACACATCTGACTTTGAGTTGGCTACGGATGCAGACTTAAAGTATATTTATGCAAAATCAGTGTTAAATCCAAGTGTTTTAAACTAAACTAAAAATATATGACAACAGAGGAAAAAGACGAGATTAAGAAAGCCGTTCTCGCCGATATACAGGTGGAATCGCAGGATGTCAGCGAGCTCGAAGTAGTCGATACCCTCGATGGCGTGCAAAGCCTTCCTACCATGAAGGGAGGCCAACTTGTAAGTGCCCCCGTGAATCTTCTCTCCAAGCCAGCTACGGATGCAGCGGCCAAGGCAGAGGTGGCCACGCAGGAAGCCATTGCCAAGGCCGATAGCGCGGTAAAGGAAGCCATTGGGAGATCCGATGCGGCCACGCAGGAAGCAAAGGCCAAGACGGATGCGGCGGCACAGAAAGCTACGGATGCGGCGGCCAAGGCCGACACGGCAACTTCCTCGGCACAAACGGCGGCGCAACTCGCTACGGACGCTGCGGCCAAGGCCACCAAGTCTGCCGAGGCGGCTGATGCGGCTGCGGAACGTGCTGAGGCCGTTGAGACTGGTTACAAGGAGGTGGCTATTTCTGCAAGGGATGGCGCTACGGCCCGCTTCGACGGTTTTGTGGAGGACGTAACCATTGAGCAGGTTTCTGTCATTGATGTTGATGGTGTGTTCTTTGATACGGCCCGCCTGGTATTTGTCGGGCGAAGCGGTACAAACTATGTCAACAACTGGGGCAAGGCCGGTCTCTATATGGACGACAGCAGGACGAGCGTCTTGAAGGACAAATTGTATCTTCACGGCGCATCTATCTACGCATGGAGCGAAGAGGATGGCACGCTTTCTGAGGTAAGCGGAAGTGGCTCGGGTAGCGGATTCTACAATGTCACGAATGAGCAGCCTCTTAGCAATGGATTCTACACCAAGCAGACGGCCATTGCAGCACTTGCCAATGCGAAAATTAAGGACGAGGACAAGCCCGGCATGATCCTTACTTTCGAGCTGTCTGCTGGCGTGTGGGCCGATTACCGCTTTACGGCCAGTAGTATTGACAAATTTCTCACTCCCGAGAGTTGGGAAGAGTACGGCGGCGGGAAAATCAAATCTATTTCGCTCAACGGATCAGAGATCGCGCCGGACGGCAACGGGAATGTGTCGCTCAATATAGACCAAATCGCCGTGGACGAGAGTTTGGACCAGGATAGTACCAATCCCGTACAAAACAAGGTCATTACGGCAAAAGTCAACGAGATTAGTGACGCTGCCATTGGTGGAATGGAGGTGATTGAGAGTGAAGACAAGAACACCATCAATATTCGCAATAAGAAGGGCACTGTTATTGCCTCCGCTGAATTTAGCGGCGGTGGCGGCGGCGGTGGTGGTTCTACCGCAAGCCAGATCTTAATATCTGCGTCCGTTGACAAGAAGCAGGTAAAAGAGGGCGATAACGTACAGTTGTCCTACACATACAACCATGTCAATTCGAGTGGAGATAGCGACGGTATCAAGGCAGACATAACCATTACTATATCCCGTGGTACTACGCAAACCTATCAAGTAACGACGAAGAATGTCAGCGCGGGTAGCTACACGCTTGACGTGTCTGACTATTTGCTTGTAGGTGTCACGGACATAAACGTTGATGTTGTGGCCATTACCGAAGATGGAACGAAGCAGACCAAGCGGGCCTATGCGTCCGTTACTGTTGTCACACTCAAACTCACAAGTTCGTACAACCTTGGCTCTACCATTATTGGAGGCGGTTACAAGAATGGTGAAACGATTGAGATTCCGTTTACGATTACTGGTAGTGGTACGAAAGACGTATCAATGCACGTTGACGGTTCTTCTACGCCCGTGTCACAGACTATCAGCAAGAGTGGAACGGTGAATGGCTCATTTACGATCAATGCCTCTACGCTTTCTGCGGGAAGGCATACGGTTCAACTTGTTGCTGAGCGAGACGGATTGAAGAGTGATAGCATCTTCATGGATATTCTCAAGGCGGGTAATAATGAGCCGTTTATTGGCGTGAAATACACCGATAAGACGGGAACGATTCTTACCACGAATCATCTTAGCCCGTCACTACCTGTGTCTCAGTATGACCAGACGACGTTTGCCTTCATTGCTTACGATCCGGAGACAACTCCTGCCTTGGTTGAGGTCTATCTGAATGAGAAGTTGACGAATACCATCAATGCCCCGCGTTCCATGCAGTACTACACCAACCGTTTCACCACAAAGGGAAAGCAGACCCTCCTTATGAAGGTAGGAACGAAGAGTTATCAGCTTGGCATTGAAGTGGCAGAAAGTAGCATCAATCTCAATGAGGCCACCTATGGCCTTGTGGCGAAGTTTGATGCTGCCGGACGAAGCAACTCAGAGAGCAATCCAGCGCAATGGGAATCGGGAGGTATCACTACTGAGTTTCAAGGATTCGACTGGAGCAGTAACGGTTGGACTGGTGATAGCCTCAAACTGACCAATGGCGCAAAGATTGTCTTTGACTACAAGCCGTTCGAGCGTGATGTCAAGGCGACCGGCCTTACCATTGAGATGACCGTCAAGGTAAGTAGGGTTATGAAGCGGTCGGCCAATGTTATCAGTTGTATTGATAACGGTAAGGGTCTGCTTGTAACCTCAGAGGAAGCGAGTTTCAAGACGGGACAAACGATCACTTACACCAACGAGGATGACGAACAAGTGACCCGTGAGATCAAGCTCGGAACAAACTTCGTGCCTGACAAGTACCACAAGATAGCCCTTGCCATTGACACGAAAGACAATCATCGCCTTATGCACCTATATGTCAACGGAAACAGAACTGGTGCGGACATTTACGACAACTCGTTCAATTTTGCGCAAGACAACCCTCAGAAGCTGAGTATCGAGAGCTCTGAGGCCGATGTGGAGGTGAAAAACGTCCGCATCTATCGTCGTGCCATTAGTGACGATGAGGAGCTTGGCAACAACACCGTAGATGCCGATACGAGCGACGAGATGATGGCTTTGTTTGACGAGAACAACATTCTTGGAGACACTGGCGGCGTGGATATTGACAAAATCCGCGCAAAGGGTAAGGGCGTGCTGCGCATCGTTCGCGCAAACAAGCTCGACGACGTGTATGCCGAGAACAATAAGAAGACGGACTTTAAGGCCGACATTTATTTCTACTCGCCCTATGGCAAGGAGTATGACTTCATTCTCCGCGACTGCAATATTCGCATCCAGGGAACGTCTTCTACCAAGTACCCGTCAAAGAATATTCGTATTTACTGCGCCAAGGGAGGAGAGACACTTTCCTTTACCGTTGGCGGCGTCTTGGATCCTAACGGAAAGAATCGCTACTCTATGCGGCCGGGTGCTATCCTCATGAATCTCTTCTGCTGCAAGTCTGACTACTCAGATAGCTCCATGTCGCTCAATACGGGTGGCGCAAAGTTGTTCAATGACGTGTTCAAGGAGCTCGGCCTACTTACTCCTCCGCAACGCTATCAGTATGAGAAAGGCGGCAACTCTTTGTCTGCCGTCAATATTCGCACGGCTATTGATGGCATTCCTATCGACATTTTTTGCTCCGAAACGGTGGATAGCGAGAGCGAGTACTATGGTCAGTACAACTTCAACAATGAGAAGTCGAAGAGTGAAACCTTGTTTGGCATGACTGGATTGGACGGGTTTACTCCCGAGTGTCCTCTCACGCTGGAAACGCTCAACAATGGCGAGAAGACCTGCTTGTTCCAAAGCGATAGCGATGAAGACCTCATTGCCAATTTCGACAAGGGGCTTGAAACCAATTATCCCGACGATGTGAAGTGGGCGGGACTTGACGAGCCGCGCAAGAACGCCTTGAAGCGTCTCTTTGGATGGATAAGGTCATGTGTCCCGGCAGGTGCAAATCCAAACGACCTTTCAACTTTCAAAAGTGAGAAGTTTGTCAATGAGATTGATCAGTATTTCGACAAGGATTTCATTCTTACCTACTACCTGTGGACGGACTATTTCTTGTCTGTTGATCAACGGGCAAAGAACATGATGCTTCGTACATGGGACGGACTGAAATGGTATATCACCTACTATGACGGAGACACTCAGCTTGGTAAACGCAACGACTGCTTCCTTGTATATGTATATACGACGGATAGAGATACTTACGACGCAGAGGCAAGTAAGTACGCCTTCGAGGGCCGTGATAGTTGGTTGTGGAACTTGGTGCTTGCTAACCTGCAAGATGATTTGAAGCGATGTGCGGCGAAGCTGAGGCAGGTAATGACCAACGAGCGTGTGCTCAACATGTTTAACAAGGAACAAAGTGGCCATTGGTCAGACCGTGCATTTAACAAGTCTGGCGAGTTGAAATATATCAAGCCTGCCGTTCAGGTAATGTACGGCAAGTTGTGGCCGTTTATCTATGCCTTGCAGGGTTCTAACATCTCCCATCGTGAGTACTTCATCAAGAATCGTTTCGCATTGCTTGACGCAAAGTATGGGACGAGCAACTTCACTTCGGACAATGTTGACATGTACATTTCCCGCAATGCTGCCGATGCTGCTGACAGCATAAAGATAACGGCCAACGAGGTGTATGCCTTCGGATATGGCACGAACAACTCCCCGAACATCGAGAACACGGGAATTGTCAAGGAGGGAGAGGTGGCCACACTTACCATCAATGGCGCATATACAGTCAATGACCCATTGAGAATGTACGGAGCAAGTAGAATGCGCGTGCTTGACATGACGGGCGCAGCCGATCACTTGAAGAATGGCCTTGACCTCGGCAAGTGTGATGTGCTGCGTGAGTTGAATTTGCAATCTGCTGGGACTGGCTCTACTGGATGGTGGCTTGTTCTGAATGCGTGCAAGTCTCTCAAGCGCATAAACCTTCGCAATCAGTCGCAGGCCAAGACGGGCAGCAATACGTCGAAAGAAATTGATCTTTCCAGTCAGACAAGGCTTGAGTATCTTGATGCAAGGGGAACAAATGTTGAGAGCGTCAACTTTGCGAAGGGTGCTCCCGTCACGTCGGCCTATCTCCCTGGTACCATTACTTCGCTTCGGCTGGAATATTTGTCAAAGCTCACCCCGTCGGGCCTTTCAGTTGAAAGTTTCACCAATGTGAATACTTTTGTGTTCTCGGGTTGTCCCAACCTTGACTGGAAAACGCTGCTTGACAAGTGCGTTAATGTCAAAAGAATCCGCATCACGGGTATTGACATTGAGGGTGACGGCGCATTGCTTGATAAGTATATGAACGTTGGCGGTGTTGATGAGGGAGGAAGTTATACGGACACCTGCGCCCTCGTGGGGTCGTATAGGCTCACCCGTTACGTTGACGACGAGACGTTTGCTGCATACGTCTCTCATTATCCCGAGCTCAATGTGAGCCAACCTGAATACACTATGATCAAGTTTGATGATAGTGTCTCAGATAGTGCCAACATTTCCAACCTTGACAATGAGACGGGTTACGAATATGACAAGGCGTTTGTACCGAGTGGTCATATCGCAAAGATTCTGGCGAATCGCCATCGTGTCCTTACGAAGAAGACGGGCGTGAAGGAGGTTACTGTTTGCCAACTTCACGACAAGAATAGCAATTTCTTCGCAGATACGGCAGACGTGACAAAGGCTACACCCGCCAAGCTGACGGGTGAGATGGGTGATGTAATGATGCGAGAGCCGCATTATTGGTACAAGGGTATCAACGATATTCTCAACAAGGAAAAGTACTCATTGTTTAGCTCTCTCAAGAAGTGTCCCGCATCGTTTGATTTCAAAAAAATAGAGTTTGAATCCCTCACCGTAAAGAAGGGATATGCGGTTCGTGCAAACCTTGATTACACAACGCTTGCAGAGGCAGAAACCGTGACGAGCTCGGATAGTTATGTAACTGTCGAAATAAGTGGGTACGAGCAGGTTAGATACCCGTCGCGGCCGTCAGCCTTGTATGGCGCAGTTATGCTTGATGCTAACGGGACGATCGTTAAGCGCATGAAGGCTTCATCGGATAGTGGCCTCATTGCCGGAATGTATTGCTTTACCAGCATACCCAAGAATGCTGTTACGCTCGCATTCACCATTGCCAATGATGCCCCATTTGATTATGTCCTCCTTACGAAGAGCGACAGAATAGAGGCCATTGAACCTGATTGGGTTGAGCATGAAGAATGTCTCGTTGGCGTTTATGAGGCCCTGCTGCGTGACGACTACCTCTATTCCATCAGCGGCGTGCAATCAACTGGTAATATCACCTGCGGAGACTTCAAAATTTATGCAAGAAACCGTGGCGCAGGATTCCAGTTGATAGACTGGGAAATGCACAAGGATGTTGGCAACCTCTTCTTTGCCAAGTATGGCGAGCGCGATAGCCAAGGAACGTGCGGTGCAGGTACTTCTTCATACAGCCGTGCAACAGGCGCTTCCGACGCTACGGGCATGCAGGACACCAAGCCTACCGCAAAGGATGGCGATACGCCTCCTATTATCAGCAATGATTCGTATCAAAATGCGAATGCGTATGTTCTCAAAAACGAAGACGACGAGGTGCGTACACCCATCGGATCTCCCGTATGTATGGGGTATGAGAACTGGTATGGAAACAAAGCTGAGTGGATGGAGGTGTATTTCAACAAAGAAAAGGTTGATTACATTTGGCGTTCCGTTATGCCTGACGGTACGGAGCGTCCGATTCAGGGCATGAAGTCATACGGTAGTCTCTATCCCAAAAGTGTTGTTCATGGCAGGTTCATGGATATTGTCACGGCACGAGACGGAGGATCACAAACCTCTAACTACTACGATAACTTCTACCAAAGCGGCAGCTTGTCCCGTGTGGTCTTTCGGTCGCGCAGCTACGCGTATGCGTATGGCGGTGTGTCGTGTGCGTATGCGGATTACGATTCCGCGAGCGTCTTTGCGAGCGTCGGGTCTCGGCTTGCCTTCCGAGGAACAATCAAGGAGGCGTCTTCGGTATCTCAGTTCTTGTCAATTAGCATGATAGAATGATGCGGAAAGTCGAAAAATCGTCCATCCGTGGTGCGAGGCGGGATTCGTCCCGGCCTCCGCCGTTTGGATGAATCAAAAAAGTGAAGGCGGATTTCCCAAGTAGTCCCGTGTGGTCTTTCGGTCGAACAACAACGCGAATGCGAATGGCGGTGTGTCGTATGCGAATGCGAATAACGATTCCGCGAACGTCAATGCGAACATCGGGTCTCGGCTTGCGATCAATATTAACGTTTGTCTTAAAATTATTTTGGCGTACAACGATGGGGACGTGTCCCCGATGTCGTGCCAATGGGAATGAGCCTCAGTAATAGCGTGAGCAATCACGGAAAACTGAAATATATAACGTGGGGTAGAGTTTAGTAGGGACAGAATGTCAGCCGAAAAAGTTAGGCCCCGAAAAATTGAAGGCAGAAAATGAAGCGTATAGGAAAAACGTCAAACCTAATTGATGAGATTGTTGAGTATGGCAACATATCCAACTCAATTGATGTTGTCCTTCGTGGGCGTATGAGGAAGAAAACGAGAAATGGTCGTTATATCCTTGAACATCGTGACGAAGTGATTGCAAAGATTCAAAAAGAAATCAAGGATGGCGTGTTTCAAATAACGAGTTATACAGAAATGGAGGTGAAGGACGGAGAAAAAATTCGTAAAATTCAATTCGTCAACAGATATGATGAGCGTATCGGCTGCAATGCAATCATGCGTGTTGTCGAGAAGCATGTTTTCGGACGATATATAAGAACAACTTCTGCAAGCATCAAGGGTAGGGGGATGCACGACCTCAAGGAATATATTCAAAAGGATATGGAACTTGACCCGGAAGGTACGAAGTACTGCTACAAATTCGACATAAGAAAGTTTTATGAGAGCGTGAATCAAGACTTTATGATGTATGCGCTTCGCCGTCTGTTCAAGGATAGGCGGCTACTTACTTTGTTTGAGCGATTTGTGCGACTGACACCAAATGGTCTAAGCATTGGCCTTCGAAGCTCGCAGGGGTTTGGCAATATGCTTTTATCTTTATTCCTCGACCATTACCTTAAAGATCAATTCGGGGTTAAGTACTTCTACCGATATTGTGATGACGGTGTTGTTCTCGAAGGAAGCAAGAAAAAGTTATGGATGATACGGAACATCGTACATGAATGTTCTGAATTTATGCAGCTTGCCATAAAGCCAGATGAGAGAGTGTTTCCAACATGCCAAGGGATAGATTTTCTCGGTTTCGTGATATACAAGCATGATTATGTTAGGCTTCGTAAGAGAAACAAGAAAAATGCTGCAAGAAAGCTGCATCGTGTTAAGAGTAAAAAGAGAAGGCAAGAGGTGATAGCTGCATTGTATGGCCAATGCAAGCATGCCAACTGTCACAATTTGTTTTACAAGTTAAGTGGTATCAAAATGAATGAATACAAGAAATTAAGTAGAACGGGCATTAAGCCCAAATACGAGGATGGAAAGAAACGCTTTGACGGCAAAGAGGTCAACCTTGCTGATCTTGTAGGCGAGGAGTTTGTTGTGGTAGATTACGAGGTCGGACTAAAGACCAAGGTGCAACGAAAGGAATATGATGAGGCCGTGGCCCGCCAGCGCAAGGAGTTGGAGAACTATACTACGCACAATATTACTCCGCCCAAAGGGTTCGTCTATCCTGATCAAGTGCCATTGCCTGTAGGTAAATATCTCATTTCTATCATTCGCAATGTTGGCACTCCTAACGAGTGTCTCGTCAAAGTGTTCACGGGAGACGGAGAAAACAAGTCTATCCTTGACCAAATGAGGGAGCTACACCTTCTTAAAGAGGATGGTGATAGTGAAGACGCAAAGAATGGCGTATGTTGCAGCGTCAAAACGGTTCGCTGCAAGGGATTTAATAGATATGTCTTATGCTAAAACTTTAAGATTATGGTAATGAAAGTAAATGGCTGCATTGGTGTGTTGCCAATTGAGTGTGTGAACCCACGCAAGAACAAATGGAAAGTCCGTTGGAATATCACGGAGAAGGAGGATGGATCTTCCGACTGGTACGAGCAGGACTATGGCCACAAGCCTACATTGGAGGAGATTCGGGATACGATCGTTAAGTTCCACAATGGCCAAGTGGATGCAAAGATTCTATCGGGATTCTCCTGGAAAGACATGCCTGTGTGGCTGTCGTCAGAGAATCAGTTCAACTACAAGGCGTCCTTCGACTTGGCCGTACAAACCAATGGTCAAAATCTCCCCGTGCGGTTCAAGTTCGGAACGGACAAAGACCCAAAGTACTACGACTTCAAAACGGTTGATGAGCTCTCGGACTTCTACACAAGTGCCATCAAATTCATCAATGATACGCTACAAGAGGGATGGGCCGAGAAGGATAGTGTTGACTTTTCTGTTTACTCAATATAATTTCAGAAAGTATGAAGAAAATTTTCAAATGGTTTCTTGCCAGTAATCGCTATAAGCATTTTATTGGCGGATTTGTGATTGGAGTAGGCGCAGATAGTACCTATTGTGCTATGTATGCTGGTTGTGGCGTGGCTGCGGCCCTGGAGTTGAAGGATCGTCTTTGGGGTGGCAAGTGGGATTGGATAGACTTTGGATGCACGGTTGCAGGAGTGGTATTGGGCCGTATTGCCATGGTGTATTTGTGTAAGGTTTTGTGAATTGATAGACCGCTATCTTGTGTCGTAAAGACCTGAGATGGCGGTCTTTGCAAAGTTTAACTGTTAAACTTTGTGTAAAACGGATTTATGATATGTAATTTGTTTAATTTTGCAGTATTAACCAGTAATTCTATGTGATTATGAATAAGGAGCAAGAAGAACAAGCCCTTCGGGTTTTACGAGACCTTGATATAAGCGAAGTGATGTCTCTATTGCTTCGTGGTAGTAATAGGTACAACAAGCGCATCTTGAAGTTTTTTAGGTGGTTTTGCAAATACGTACCTATCTTCATCATGATATTCCATTCCTATGGAGTTTTTATGTTTAGCCAGCATCCCAGGGAGATGTTTATTTCGATAAGCGAGAATATGGCTTGCTATAGTTTTATTTACTTCATGGTTTATATATTACCTATGGTAATTATTTTCGCAAGTCGTTTCTTTTGGCTATGCTGGAAGTATAGAATACCGTTCTTTTACTTCTTTGGTGTGAACTCTATCCATATAGCATACGGTAGCCTATTCACCACAAACAGCATGGTGATGGCGCACTATTGCTTGTCGCTCATGATTCTCTTGTTCTATCTATATGGGGCGTTTGATTGGTTTGTCAACAGCACAAAACTTGGTCGAAGATTTTTTTCTTAATTTATCTACTATATTATGGGCAATCCACGAAAGGTATTCAACTACAGAACGATGTATGAGCTCCTAAAGGCCATTACAGAACGTGTGAAGCTCGCTTCCGAGCAAGAGGAACGTGGCGAGCCGGTAACGGCGTGTGGTATGAGCAATGACGACATTGCCGACCTTTGCGAAGATTACTTACCGAATCTCTTCAATCCGTATATGACCATAGGTGACATTAAACGCGAAAGCGGGCTGAGTGAATCTACCATCAATCGCGCTATAAGGGACGGTGATCTTCAAGGCAAGAAAACCGCAGGAAGTCACTTTAATCTTTTCAAAAAGTGGAATGTGCGGGAGTTCCTCAGAAGAAGGAAGGGGAAATGATCCTGGTTGGGATTCTCATGTTTGTTTTTAATGTAGCGTAAAATGCTTTTTTGAGCGTGACGAGACAGATTGCTTTGTCACGCTAACACCTTGTTATTCATACTGTTGCAAAAGTCCTGACAAAGTTATTGTTGTTCAGTAGCAGAATAAGTAACTTTGCCATCGTAATCGGTTACTTGAGTTAGTTTTTTTAATGTGTCATAACAAAAAGCATTCAGTATGGAAATGACGAATAATAACGAGCGTATCGTGGAGAAGAAAATCTACGAGGACGGCAAGAAAGAGTATGCGAGCAAGGGCGTTGCCGGCACGGCATTGGGCCTTGGCATCGCTGGTACGGCCCTCGGCCTGCTCGCTGGTGGTATTGGCGGCGGACGTGGTGTGTTCGGTTCGCTTGGCACGGGCAATATGCCTGACAATGTGAACATCAACACTTACGGCGGGCTTTCGAGCGTTAATGCTTCTCCATCCGCGTATGACGTGATGCAGAAGGAATGTGCCGACGAGGTGAAACTCCTCACCGACATGTTCGGGCTGAAACTCGATACGGCTAACAAGTTCTACGCAATGCGCGAGACGGACATTGCAGAGAAGTTTAGCCTCTACAAGGGTTATGTTGAGGGCCTCAATGCAGAGAACCGCCGGAGTGTAGCTGCTGAGTTTGGCCTTTACAAGAATCAGCGCGACGCATACGACGCCCTTAACGAGAAGTACTCTGCCAAGTTCAACGAGCTTGACAAGAAGGTTGCCATCATGGAGGCCACCCGTCCGTATCAGGACAAGCTGCTTATGCAGGCGATTGATGCTATGGGCGAGCGCAACATGTGCTACACCGACCGCAAGACTTGCCGTTGCATCTATGGTGTCGTTGGTCTTCCTTCCACGCCGACCGTTACGGTTTTGGAGGGGGCTAACCCTTTCGGGTGCAACTGCCGACAGGCTCAAACGGCGGCAGCGGGAGCGTAAAGAAGACTGTAAAAAAGTCAAGTAAGAAGTAAGTTGGTGATGGGCGTATGGCCTCATGTGGCTTGCGCCCAATCACCAATTACAAAATCAATCACCAACTTAGAATTATTTGCGACATGAACTATATGCAAGATCCGTTGCTTGGCCTCGGCAGTCAATATCCGCCAGCCAATCAGATGCAGGCAGAGAACGAGGAGTTTGCAAAGAAATTGGCACAGTTGCAACAGCAGAGAGCAACCATCAACATGCAGGCCCAACCGTCCCAAACTCCATTGTGGGACGAAATAGACAAGATAGAGGATGGATTGACAAGTGGTCATCGTCAAATACTCAACCAAAACGAAGAGTATGTGGAGAGTTATCAATACGTGTCAAAACTCGTTCAAGACGAGATCCTTCGCATTGTAAGGCCAAGGATCGAAGCCACACAGACGGGGAATGATGCTTTGCGCAAACATCTTGCTCTTATGCAGAGATTGAAAAAATCAATCGTACAGGCAGACGAGCAGAAAAACGCCTTGTTGAATGAATACATTGAGAAGTATTCGAACATGGCCTGGAATGACTTTATTGAGTTGAAGAAAGGTAACAAACAACAAAGCAACAAAGGAGGTAAATAATGAACATTTCAGAATTGAAAGAAAAGCTGCTGCAATCAATAGAGCTTTGGGCAGATTCGAGAATTGACGATATGGTGCAGGGTAATCCAAAACTGGCCGTCCCGTCCGTTTACATGAAGCGTGCGGCACACAACATCATTGCAAAGAACAAGGAGATGCTTTCGCGAAACATTGACAATGTGGCTTTGTTTATTGCCGACGAAGAAGGGAACATGAATGTTGAAACCGTATTCAACGATATGGTTCAGATCTTCAAGTCTTTAGAGCCTATGCCTTACGACCTTGGCGTCTTTAGCGGAACGGTGGGTAACGGCGCATTGACGATAGACCTGCCGGACAACATCGTTACCTCTATTTTGTTCGGCAGCAAGAAAAGTATTCAGTTCACGACAGATGATTTTGCTGAGCTGAAAAAATTGATAACAGAATAATTCAGTGATTATGAAAAGGATTTTTGAGCAAGTAGTTGCCTGTGATGATCAGCAGGTAAAGAACAATGTGATACGCATCTTGGCTGACAGTTGCGAAATAGGGATGAATGGCGAAGCGTTTCTTGAGACGCTTCGAGAGGTGAAGAGTGAACTGGGCGAGTGCAGCTATGACGAAGACATGGCCATGCTACACCTGTGCCTTATCAAGAACGTTCATTGCAAAGAGGCCGCAATTTCCAATTATAACTCAATCAAAGACACAAACATCTCCTGTTGGGATTTTGTTGTCCTTTGGGGAGAAATGGTCAAACGTCATGGTGAGAAAATACGCCGATGGTTTCCGCATATCAAGGAGCTCGATTTTGAGCAAAAGATCCTTGATGAGTGCAAAAACTATCTTTCTTCGGGCAAAAAGCCATTCTATGACTTGAACTTATAATGTTTCTTTGTCGTTGCCTTGGATGTTTGAAATTTTCTTATTAAATTTGTACGAAAAATTTTATCAACAATTATTCAAGGTAACGACAATGAAAGAAGTATTGATTACATTCATGAACGAGCATTTCTATCAGACCTCACTGTTGATATTCCTATGCTTCCTCGGAATCATTGTGTCTATGGCAGTGGATTTGATTGCAGGTGTCCGCAAGGCCCACGAACTTGGCCGGGCAAGTACAAGTACGGGCTACAAGAAGTCATGCACGAAGGCGATTAAGTATTTTTGCCCGTTCTTTGTAGCGATGTGCATAGACATCATCACATGTGTCATTATTCCCGTCCCATTTTTCTCTATGACGTGGGCCTGCTGGGTCGTGTTCTGTGAGTTCAAGAGTGTCAGAGAAAAGGCATGGGAGAAAGAGGAGATACGCAAGCAGGATAGGACGATGCAGGTGATCCTTGAAAATAAGGATGACATTGCCAAGGCAGTAGTCGATATTCTGCGTCACAGAGAAGAAAAGGAGGCTGAATCATGATCATCACCATTGATAGAGCCTGGAAGAAGGCGGGATATACTATAAGCCGCATCTATGTGAACGGATGGTTGTTTGGGTGTAATGCCCTGGAGGATACGGATAGGGGGCTCAGAAGTGACATGCCTCTATCTGAAATCAAGGCAAAGAAGGTGTATGGCCAGACTGCCATCCCGAGTGGTGAGTATGAATGCGCCTACACCTATTCCGCTCGGTTCAAGAAGATGCTACCCTTGCTGCTGAACGTAAAGGGATTTGAGGGTGTTCGTATTCATTCAGGCAACTCGGCAAAAGACACAGAGGGGTGCATCCTTTGTGGCAAAAACGACAAAGTGGGGTGGGTGAGCGATTCGAGATTTTGGACCAACAAGTTAATTCAGACGATGAAGACTGCTTGGGACAAAAAGGAGAAAGTAATCATCAAAATCAAATAGCGTATGAGAAGCAAGTTGTTTATTCTTTTTGCGGTTATAGTCGTTTGTACTGTGCTTTTAGGGTGCAAAACGACAAAGTATGTTCCGGTCACTATGACGGAATATAGAGACCGCTATATCCATCAAACGGATAGCTTTGTAAAGACGGATTCTGTATGGGTGCATGACAGTGTGTCTGTTGTGGTCCGTGGCGATACGATATTCAATGACCGTTGGCACTACAAGCTCAAGGACAGAATCGTCTATAAAAGCAAAACAGACACGATTCGCGTAAAGGATTCTGTTCCATATAAGGTAGAAGTACCCGTTGAAAAGGTTGTCTATAAAGAGAAGAAAACTGGATTCTTTCAAATTGTGTCCGAGACAATCGGAAATATTGCGATAGTACTTATATTCGTCTTTGCAGTATCATTCGCGCTCAAGTATATCTTATGTGAGAAAAGTCGAGGCAGGAATGAGTAATATATGAAAACACAGGTGGGGTAGTAGCCGTTAAGCCAAACCCCACCTATGTTTCCTATTCGTCTCTATTGAGCTCGAACCGAATATATAAAGAGAACACAAGCCAAATGATACCGATTGTAATGCGGTCTCTGAATCGATCAATCCCTATGCACGGAAGGAGAAAGAATTGCCAATGATTCTTTTTGACGAAAGCTCTTGCTATAACAATCATATTTGTATTATTTCCCGGTCGAGCCATAGCCGTTGTATCCCATCTCCGTTTGTTCCAACTCTTCACACTCAACAAATTCTATTGTAGTGGTAGCGTCTATGTGCATCTGGCACACCCTATCGCCCACCTTGTAGCGCGGCATATTGGGCATGACGTGATAGAATACGGCAGATATTTCACCCGTGTAAATATCGTCAATAGTACCTATTCCGTTACTGAGAACCATACCTGTCTTCCATACAGAAGAACGGGCACGAAACGAGAAACATGGTATTGTGTTGCCTCTCGTGATTTTCTCTCTCTGTAAGGCAAACCCGAGGCCGTATTTCCACACATTAGGCGCAACCTCCTCTTCTGAAACCGCCACGCAGTCATAGCAGAAATCTCTATCGTACTTTTTGTATGGGACAACAGCCTTTGGGTCAACAATTTTGATCTTTACTTTCATAAATGTGTTTTCGTTTTATTGTTTGAGAATTAAATACTTATTTGCTTTCTTTGTTTTCGCTCGCTATTCTTTGTTGATGTGCGTAGAGGTCAAGAAACTCTATTTTCTCACCAATCTTTTTTTGAAGTTCCTCCAGATAGGTGCGCTCGTAAAGCCTTGCGTATTCCGTACATTCTACATTGAATCTGAACATCAGCTTGGTGACCTCTTCCTCAATGTGCTTCTTATCTTTTTTCGTTAGTTCCATCTTTTATAAGTTTAAAGTCGTAAACGAACATGTACGGGTTTGAACGCCATGCGTTTAATCCAGTTTCTTCGTTTATTTTTGAAGCAAAAGCCTCTCTTGGAGATTCAAATACGACTTCTTGGAAAACTAAATTACCCTCAATACTATTACAAAACTCATATCCGTATTTCTCGCCAATACGAAATACTCCATCTTTGAAGCATTCATCGTCGCTAATGTCTTTTAGCCTTTCAATGCTGACGCGTGTTATCTGAATGCTAAAAGGAATTGTTTTTTTACAGTATCTTTCTGGGGGTTCCGTGATTATCATTTTGCTATCACCAACATGGTCCGAATAAACCTCTATCTCTTTCAACCTTTGCAAAATCCCAATTTGCAACACCTCTCCTACTTTGTAATTCGCTTTGGCAATATCATATCCGTTGTGAAATATGGTAAGCAGTCCATCGTCTTTGTCAGTGCAAAAAGATATTTCATCGTCTCCGCAGCAAGCACGGCATCTCATCTGCGTTTTTGTTCCGTTCAAAACGCTACTTGTGTCGTTGAAAGCGTTGTTAAATATAATAGTACGCATTTCCATCTATCAATCATTTTTATCACAATGTATCAGTAAAACCCCTTGGTTGAACTTCATCAATAAGATCTTTTGTATCATGTTGAACACGAATAACAACCCTTATTATCTTTATCCAAAGAGTATTATATTTAACATCCAATTCCTTAAGAAGAGGATCCGTGTTAAATTCATTGCCTAATTCTTCTGAGATTTTAAAAGCCATGTTGTCAACGAACTCCTTGCAACGTTTTCTTCGCGGCTCTTTCACCCAATCAAGAAACATCTTCTTGTAATCGGGAAAAGTTTTGATTTTTATTGTTATCATTGTTTGTTCCGTAAAAGTTGTTACAAACGTTTTGCTACTTCTTTGTCAAACAGAAGTCAGCCCAAAGGTCGATAAACTGCTTTCCTGCATATTCAGCAAGTTCGCTTGTTTTAAAGGCAAGCCGAGACCCGACGCTCGCAAAGACGTACGCGGAATCGTTATACGCATACGCATACGACACACCGCCATACGCACTCGCGCTGTAGTACGACCGAAAGACCACACGGGACTTTTCTTCTTCCGACATTCGGCTAATCTCTTCGTTTGTATAAAGGTAAAAATACGGAAAATACCGAAACTCTCCTTTTACGAACTGTGGCGTCCAGCCCTCATTCAGTGCTTTGCAAATTACCCGTAGCTTCATGTATGCAATCACATCGGCAGGCTCATCCTCATACTTACTCATATACTGCTCTGGGTCAATGCCGCTTTCATGACAAGCGTCCTCAAAAGTCTTCACTCGATCAGTGACTGGAAGAGCTTCTTTGAGTTGAGGAAATAATGTGAGAATGCTTTTCTTGGCACTATCACTTGCCTCCTCAAAAGCACGCTTTATATCTTCAACCTTGATTTCTATAACTTTTTCCATTTTGATTTTACATTCTAATTAAGTCTTCAATACAGACAAGCACGGCAAACTGGTGTTTTGTCGGGGTTTTCACCCGTAGTTTTTTCCAACGTCATTGCGGACGCTCCTTGTCTTGATGATTAGTCTTGCCTAACAAATCAAGACTTGAAACCTGTGCTGAATTGTCTAAGCAGTTATTGATATTTTACGGCTACAGCAAATGCCAACCAGTCTAAAACGGCTCAACATCGTACCGTGCTTGCTGCATTGAGAGACTTTGTTAATTACTTACTCGCAAATGATAGCGAGCTGACCGCAGGCCGCACCGTTTTCGATTTCAGCCTTTGTCGCAATGGCCACAGCATAATCGTAGCCCATTGCATCCAATTGATTCTTGATTTCTGTCATTGTTGTAAGAATTTAAAGATTTATACTAAATTCACACCTTCGACAACTCCATTGCCAAGGTGATTTTTTTCAGAAATGTTGTTAGGATTGATGGGGGACAACTTTACGAAAAAATGTTCCTTATCAAACCATTCTTTCAGCTTTTCTGCATCGAAGTCAGAAGTATCAACAAGAGTGAGGTTGATTGTCGTTTTCAGATTACTCTGTGTACGTATCTGACCAAGCTCTTTGATTGACATCTTGTTCTTATACGGAATGAGCCAGTTGCGCTTCTCGTCATCGAATGAGTGAAGACTTATCTGGAGGGTGATATTTCCCTTAATGAATGAAAAATCGCTCCCCTTAATACCAATCGTTGACACATAGTGATGTGTGTTTGGGTATTTTTCTGTGATGATACGGATGGCTTGTTTCACAGCTTCGATATTCAAGAACGGCTCACCCATACGAGTGTAGTTGATCTTAAACTCCTTTGCCTTAGTTGGATCTGCGCCTCCAGCATGACTGATAGCAAATTCAACCTGGTCAACAATTTCGTTAGCAGTAAGGTTGCGATAACGCTTCATGTTTCCGGTTGCGCAAAACTTACAATGAACCGGGCATCCAGACATTGTTGACACACCAATCATCCAGCGTTCTGTGCGGTCTCCAAGCTCATTGTTGTCTAACTTGTTTTGACGTCTGCCTATTGCATCTTTAGTGTAATAAGGCAAGAAAGTGTCTGTTGTCTCAACAAGAAATCCATCTTCTAACTGGAGGCAATATACGACGCCGTTCTTAAATGTTTTCCTTCTTAATTCTTTCATATTTCAATATTAAAGTGATTCCACCGTCCATAACAAATCGTTAGAACTGGGCACACATTGTTTACTTCGTCATCATAATCTGCGGAACATTTCCATAAACTGGAAGCTTGCCGTCCCACTTCTCAATCCACATCTTTTTAAGAATGGCAGGAGTAAGTGATGCAGATTTCAGCTCGTTAGCCTCTCGTTCGGCACGCGCCTGCACAAGCATCTTCTCTGCCTCGGCCTTCTTAACGGCCACCTCATTGAGTGCTCTCTGCGCCTCCTGGATAGCTTTGTTCTTCTGGTTGACAGCTTTCACAATGGATTTAGGATATTTGAGACCAGAAGTAAGCTGCTCAAGCTGGAAGTGTTCTTTGGCGAGTGCGTTACTAAGCTGCGATTCAATAGCACGTTCCACCATATCGCGGTTGCTGACAATCTGATCGGTAGTGTACTTGTTGAGCTGAATACGGAACGCATCTTTTACATAGTTGAATAGTGTGCCATGTATGATGTCGTTAAGATCCTTTCTGTACTTCTTGAACACCTTCGGCGCATTGCCGTCAATCATCTTGAGAGATACCGTCGGGTCAACGGTGAACTCCGAACCATCCTTGGCATTGATGGTAAAAGCGGGATAGTCGATTGTCTGCACGAATGTCGGGTACTCATATACCTCTTCCGTAAATGGATTGTACCACACACGACCGGTAACGAGGCTTACGTCATCAACACCCTTGTCTGAACCATATAGGTTGACAAGAATCCCCCTCGGATCCAGCGTCGATACGCTCGCTACAAGAAGTTAAGAACAATGCCGTCATAAGCAGCATAAACACACACATTGATTTAATTTTTCTCATTGTTTTTATTATTTTTAAAAGTGAAACAATTCGTTGCGAAGGACAAAAGCGTCCAAAACAAAAGGATTGCTACGCTAACCAGGTTTGTTGCCGTGTCAGCTTTGCTTACGCCTCTCAAAGAAACACTAACAACGATGAGTGTTGTAACAACCCACGCCACAAAAGCGGCGATTCTCCATTTCCATTTTTTCATTTTTGTTTGTTCCCTAAATTATTACACGTTTCCGTTCTTGATTCAAGTTGATTGATGATGTTGTCAATCGTCTGGCCACTGTAATCGATGGCCACTTCTTTCAGTACGGCAATCTGTGCCGTCAGTCTGATATATTCTGAATTTGTCATAACTATTCTTGTTTAAGTTCTACTGGCTCATCATCCCAAGATAATTCTCTTCCAACGAGCTTCTTGATACTACCTTGTGGAATATCAAAGTATTGATAGGGTCTTTTCCAACCATCTTCCCGTGATACCCACTCATCTTTGAGTTTGTATGGCTTGACTTCATAAATTGTTTCAGAGCCATCTTTATTCTTTACTACCCATGCCATAACTATTCCTCCAATTTTACACCGCAAATACTTCCGTCCATAAAGACACAGTCGTTGAAAAGATACTCATAAGTTTTTATCTTTGGGTCTTTGTCACTTATACAATTAAGTGTGAAGAACCCCTCGGCTTTTTTATCTTTGAACCATCCAAGTGGATTGTGTTCTAACATTTCTTTCCAACACTCTTCTGCGTCCTTAAATGGACGGTATTTGGATTCTGGCTTTATACGGAAGTCACATGTACTTAGTATGATGGGAAGATACTGTATGTCATTTTCCTCAAATGTGCACCATTTTTTACCTCCTTTCGTTTTTATCTCAATCTGTTTTCCTTCCGCATACGCTTGTATTATAGGCAGAAGTTCTTTTACTTGTTGTCTGTTCATTGTTAGTCCTCTAATTTCTTGATCAATAAATTACTTTTCTTATTAAATGGTTTATAACCACTACGGAGATACCAATCTAGAACAAATCTATCAGATTCATCTTTGTTAAATTCCAATCCGATTGTCTTCACTCCATTTGACTTAGCCTGTTGTTCTGCGAGTTGTAATAGGCTTTTTGCAACACCATTTCTTCTATGATTGTTATCTACAAAGAGGTTATATATTAGAGCATCAGCTTTGCCGAAAATATCACTAACATATAATGGAATGGATATTTGAACTGAACCAAAATTTTCTTCATCAATTATTAAAATTCTGATTTCGTCCTTCCACGTCTGCTTTTGTATTATCTTTTTGTCGATCATTTATTTTCAATCAATTCTGGGTTGTCATATATGTTGCCTATCACTTTTGCCTCCATGTACGGCCAAGCAATCAAATGTGACCACATGCGAGGATCGTCATTCTTAGCACCAATGAGACGAGCAACATAAGCTGATACTCTGACAGAGTATTCGATGACGTATTCGAGCTCTCTATCATCGTAAAAATGCACTATGTCGCCCTCGAAAATTAAATTGCTATTATAGTCAGCAAAGCCAATGTGCTCCCCGATAGTGTTTTCGTCAACCTCATAGTATGTTTTATCTAATCCGTTGTGTATATACACTTTTTCTTCAAAACGAAGAAGGTCTCCAAAGACCCACTCTCGGTTAGGTATTCTTTTTGCCCTAAATAAATAAGTTTTAACCATAGCACTTACTCTTCTTTTGTTAAATCGAAATAGTTGTTCACTGTCGGCACTTCTACAGAACTTGGCATCCCGTTATTAAGCATTGGCCTTGCCGTATAATTAACGTACAGGTGTCTCCCGTCAACATCAAAAACAAGCTTGGCACTCTTTAAGCTACCGATGAAAAAGCAGTTGCTATTTTTTGAATTTCTGTTTCTGACCTTATCTCCTGGTTGAAAAGGAAGCTTAGATAAAAAATCTTTGTTAAGTTTTTTCTTCTCCTTGTGGAGGTCACTTATTTTTTTATCTATTTCTCCGAATTTCTCCCGATAATACAAGAAAACCTGAGTGATTCTTTTTTCGTCCATACCGTTTAATCTTCAAGTTCTATGTCGTTCTCGCATGCATAATCGGTTTGGGCTGATTCGCAATGCGAGCCCTCGCAGCTTTCACCTAAAGAAAAGTTTGTATCTGAAAGATATGTTTCTATACAATACTTACAGATTTCTTCTCCGTAATTATCAATAAGTTCTTCTCTTGTCATAATCAATCTTCATTCGGTTTTAATTCTTCACATCTACAAGTTGCTTCACCACAACCTATATTGGCAGGATAGAACCTGTAGTAAAAACAAAATCCACCAAATAAATCAGCAAATGGGCAATTAGGGCAATCACCTTGTATTACATCATAATTTGAATTCATATCAATCCTCCAACTCTTCTCTAAAAATGTAGCGCCAATAATCGTTCCAACTTGAAAAAGCGGGGTCGGGTCTATAGCCTCCTTCTTCCTCGGCTTCTTCTTCTTCCTCGGCTTCATATTCTTCTTTTACGTCCTCCCATTTGGGCAACGCCTTCTCAATGGCTTCGCACAATAGAGGGCATTCACGTTGGTTCTCCTCATCGGCGTGTTGCACCGTTACGGCTGCGCCACCTCGGCAGTCACTAATAATATCGACACCTCCATCAGCTGCGTCAATCGTGGTGGCTGCGTATCTGTGTCCGTCCGCAATCGCCTCTACAATGTCGTCAAAATGTTCATTTGCGCACTTCGCAATGAATGCGTTTAGCTCCCTTCTCATCTTCTTGCGCTGGTTAGGTAGTTGAACAATAACGTCCTCGCCTGCTTCAACTCAGCATCGTCGAACTCCGCTCCATTTGCTTTGATAAACTTTGCCATAATCTTATTTGTTTGAATTGCATTTCTCAAAATAGAACACCACGGGATTGTCGAAGTGTTCCTCTACAAGGCCATAGGCCAGCGACATCTTCATTTGGAACTTCGCTGCTCCGCTCAGCAACCCCTCGGCCTGCTGCTTGATTGCAGCTCTAAACTCTTCGAGCCTCATTGTGCCCTTTCTGAAATTGCACGCCCTGCACGCGGGCATGTAGTTTGGAAGGGCGTCCTCGCCATGAACCACGCTACTCTTGCCAGTCTTTTCATCATAGCGGGCATATCCACCACGGTTCTTTGCAACGAAGTGGTCAACCTGCATTTCTTCGTACTTGATGGGCTTGCCACAGTAGGCGCAATGGCCGTCGTACTTGTTATAGACCTTGATGCGAACTTCTTTCTTCATCTAACAAAACATGAGTGAGTGATATTTGCATTTATATTTCAAACCCTGCATCAAAACCCATTGCCCAAAGGATGTGCTGAAACTCGTGTACATACTTGATTTGTCGTATCATAACGGAATCTGAAAGTCCTTCAACCTTGATAAATACCACCCATCCGTAACTTCTGCGTTCGATATAGAAATATCGGCAAAGGTTTCCTTGCAAACCACCAAGATACTTGATGTAGCTTTTTTGGGGCTCTTCGGAATCAAACCCATTTTTTTCGAGAATTGCTGGTGTAAGTGGAATACCTTCAATATGACTGCACCATACTCCCAGTGACCCGTCATCAGTACCATCGACACAACTTAGAGTAACGCACCCTTTCTTTTCCTTATAAGTTCGCTCTGTGTTTAACTGAGTTACGATACACACAGAACCTTCGGGAAACCAACAATTACGACACACCCTTACGAGGTCGCCAATTCTTAGATTTTCTGCTTTAATCATATTTCTTATTTTTGTAGTTTAAAGGAAAACCTTGTTGTAAAGGTCAATGAACTGCTTGGCGAATTGAGCAGCACGCGCATTCGATTTGAAGCAAAGCCGTGAGCCTAAATTCGTATCATGATCCGTCGTTGCGTAAAACATATGCGAGAACACGAACCCCGCTGAATCCTTGTTGTACTTGAACCAAGGAAAGTACTTCTCTTGTTTCCAATCCGAGAAGTCGGGTACAAATCCGTCTTCCTTGTTCCACGCTTCTGCAAGCGTAAACAGTTTATTTAATGCTATCAACGCATCAATGTGCTTGGGGTTGATGTCGGCCACAAGGTGCGCCACGTCTTCAAGGCTTATTGCGCCTCCTCCTTTCAACCTCTGTGTTACTGTAAAACCATCGTTTGGCTTCAATCCAAGAGCTTTTCTTGCGCTCTCGAAGTCCGTGATTACTTCGTTCACGTCCTTACATTCCACTTCTTCAATGATGTAATCAAACGGCGAAACCCAACTTTCGTCATATCTGCACAAAGCGCCACCGTCGTTATGGTCTAAAAGATAGTCCCACAACGTTTGCCCAGCTTCTTTGCTTGAAGCGTGGACGGCTTCCATTACATTCTGCTCGCTCCCGTCAGCGTTTTTGATAACGTACTTTTTCATAACTATTTTTATTGGTTCATTTCACTTCTTTTCCATTGCGCAAACAAAGCGCATTTCATGCAATCGCAATCACAAAGCGGGTTGCGCTCGCAAGCTCTGTCTAATTCGTACTCTGTCATGCTTCAAGCAAATAATCAGCATACAAATAGACAAACTGTTTCCCTGCATATTCAGCAAGTTCGCTTGTTTTAAAGGCAAGCCGAGACCCAAAGCGCACAGTCGTTGTATCGCAATTCGTAAACGCAAGCGACACACCGCCACTCGCATAGTCGCACGACTGATAGACCACACTGGATTTTTCTTCTTTCGACATGTTCCTAATCTCTTTATCGGTATAAAGGAAAAAACATGGAGAGTGTCGTTTCTCGCCTTTTATGAAATACGGTGTCCACCCTTCATTAAGTGCCGCTGTAACAATGCACAGCTTTGAATAAGCTATCAAGTTTGGTGTTACATCTGCCTTGCGAAGTGCCTTGTACTCTTTGACTAAAGGATGAAACGGCTTGAGCTCTTTTAAGGCATCCTCAAATGTCTTAACCCTGTCCATGACGGTCTTTGGCTTTAATGTTTCCACACCAAACAATAGTTCAAGAACCTGCTTCTGTTCGTCACTTCCAACCCGGTAGGCGTTAATCGCCTTCTCTTTTTCAATGTTTAATATCTCCATATCTTTAACGCTTATGTTTTACACTACTGAGAACGGGAAAACTATAACTCTTCCAGTTTCTTGTTAATACTTTCTATGCACCGTTCTATGGACTTTTCAAACTCATATCGCAAAATATCCGGAACACGAACCCCATCGGTAAATGACGGTGTAACAATCCTCCATGTGTGCAAATGGTCACAACCAATAGCACTTTGAAACACTCGAAGTTCATCACGTTGATTGCTCAACTCCAATACCTTTTTTATTTTATCTTCTGTCATTGTCTTTGTATATTTAATTGTTATTTAATTGCGTAACAGATGAACCTTTACGACCTTGTTAACCATATTGGGTTGGGACTTGTTCATACTATCCATTATGCGACACTCCAATTCTGTTTGTGTCTCATACTTTTTGCGAATGGGGGGGGGTAAGCAAATCTGCAATGACCCTTTGGCCGTTACTCATTGTCAATACTGCTTTCATATTGTTTTATCATTTAGTATGTTTCAATAGAGACGATAGGCTTTCCGCTCATGGTCTCAGCCTTTTCTATTGCGTCAGGATAATTAGCTGCCCGGAGCCTCATGATACTTCCGTCTATCAGCTCAATCTTGAATCTTTTTGTTTTACTCCTTCCCATCATTTCCACTCTTAGATTCCACAAATGCTCCCATGCTTGAGAGCAACTTCTTCTTGTTTTCGTCCATATCCTCAAACGCCTCGGCAACTGCGCTTTCCTCGGCTTCTTCGCTCAGTGTCGTTTCGCACAGATCGTTCACCAAGTATTCAGTCGCGCTTTTCACCTCTTCTTCGTGTTGATTGACATCAAAGCCCCAGTTCTCTTTTAGCAATCTTTCGGCAAGCTGAATAATGTCGTCAATGCGGTATGTTCTGAGCGAATCTTTGAGATTGACGCCACGACATTCCTTGGTTATGTCTATTATCCTGTCCATGACCGCACATTCGGAGCATGCGAGAACATATACAAGTCCGACAAAAGACGCATCGAGAGCCTTTTCCGCATCCATGTATTTCTTCGTCACGTCGTACATGGCAGACCTTAGATTACGGAAGTTGCCTATGCTGTTACTTATAAGCCTTCCAAAATAAGGATCCATGAAGTCTTTGTCAACCAAAGATGTTTGGTAGTCCGTGTGCCGTTTCAGGCTTCGTTCAATGCGTGACAAGTAATCTTTTACGATAGGAGAGAACGACTTCGGTTTTTTGAACCTAAACCAGTCTATGCACTCTATGTATGCGTGATAAACGAATTGCGTAAACATACCGCAAAACTTGATAGACTGAAACTCTGCCACATGCATTGCGTCGGCAAGGTTTTGTTTTGTCACATGTCCAGGTACATATAGCGTGGTTCTTTTCCCGTGCGAATCGGCTATGCTAACCTTTTGTATTGCTTTTACTATCATTTCCCTTTCTACGTTTAATAAAGACCATTGTTAGCATTATAGCCGCTGCTACGCATGCGATAAGCAGGAATATCATCCCACATGCCGAAAGCACAAATATGGGCAGTAATACTACCCATATTGGCCATTCTATCAGACCCGTGCAATACAACACGATAAGGGCGATTTGTACCGTAGTGATCAAATACATCACGTCAAGGCCCTTGTCTCGTTTAGTTCGTTTCTCCATCTTCATCAAAGTTTAATTTAAGTTGTAGGAATTTCTGTGCGTACCATTTCTTGTATGACACGCCGGAAATCCACCAATCGTATATGTTCTCCGCTATTTCGTTTTCTTGCTCCTCTGTCAAGCGGTCAGAAGAGGAGCTTTCCTGCCAAAGTACTTAGTTCACTCTTTTCCTTGGCATGCTCTCCAGGTGTCCTTTTGGTAGAAATTTAGATGGTGTTTGAATCCAACTTGAGAGCGTTGCCAATGGAAATATCTGTCTGCATGTTGAATCAGTTTCTTTTCTTGTCCTCTTCAATGAACTTTTCTGCCATGCTTTTGATTACATCACAGAAATTATCGACCCTATTAGAAAACGCCTTATTGTCACCAAACGAAGCACTTTTCAGTATCGAAGTGGACGAAAACGCTATTCCTGCCAGAAGCAAGTCAACGTTTAAATTCCCATCCTCATCCTCTATTTTCTCAGCAACGACGAATATTTGGTCGTTTATAATTTTGACTAAATCCTCAATCTCCATTTTCACTACATGTTATAATATACCGGTTTCCCCGTTTCTTTCTCGTATAATTTGTGAAGTCTTTCGTTGTATGACGTCAGGGTCTCACCAAGGAGCTTGGGAGGAAGCGGGCAAATGAACATCTTCCATCTGAAATACTCGATGGTTTTCACATTTCCGCCACCTTTGCCAGCATTGAGTATCGTTTGCTTCTTATTGATATACCGAGGCTCCCAGTTTGAGCAACCTTTGACGCCTTCGACTTTAAATTTACAACCTTTCCCATGCACATTTTTGTGACAAGAAGCACAGCAGATATAGATCCGTATTCCGTAAGTACTGGTGATATATTCCTTGCTCATTCTCCCTTCATTTTAAGTTCGACAATTTCATGGTCAAGTCCATTTCTTTCTGCACGCTCGTTTCCGACAATAGCCGTACAAATCAATAACGATACGGCAATAGTCACACCAACAAGAACCCACGGGTACTTATGCGCCATGGCATCAATAGAACGACATGTGTTTCGCAAAATCACGAACGAGTATTTTGCTACTTGCCTGAACGCTTCTTTGCTACTTACATCGTAAGTGAAGTCGATTATATTTCTCATATTATTATACTGTTTTGTTTCCTACCGATTTTGTGAACACCAATTGTCGCATTCCTGCCAATACCCGGCAATGAATGCTTCTTTCAATGTTGCGTCTGGGTGATCCCTAACCCAGTCTTCTGCCTGCTTGTGTACGTCAGCCATGTTTCCCTCTTAATGATTCTCCGACAAATGGGACAACCTTTGTGGTGGCCCTAAGTCTATCAATGGTTCTCTCTCCGTATTTTGCCGATAACTCGTCAATCGTGAGATTTGTCGAACAGATAAGCAACTTCCCTTTTTGCTCAACGGCATCACACAATTCAATGAACGGAATCCTTTTGTTGCCATAGATGTTAGACACGCACTCCGTCCCCAAATCGTCGATATAGACAAGGTGTCGGCTAAGTATTTCGTCTGGAATCTTATTCAAGTCCTGGGCGTTATATACGTTCAGGATTTTTTGGCACTTTTCTCTTATGACAAGAGGAAGAATATATTTCCCGATTAGTGACTTGCCAAGGCCACAACTTCCAATCATCAAAAGTCCTGCACACCTGTTGTCTTCCATCCATTCTACAATAGGGTCGTAATTGCGGTCAAGCCATTTGGACTCCCGCGCTCCGCCCCGTGAGAATTTATCGACGTAATAATCAAGGCCACTCTTTAGTAAGTCCCTGGCGTTAGGTATTCTTATGCGAACCATGTTGGGCATACCGACACCCAAGCCTTCTTGATTTCTTTTTACGATTTCTTCAAAATTCAAACCCATCACCATTTTCCTTTGTTGTAGTCTTTTTCTTGCGAGTTGTGGAGAACAATTCCAATGTCTTGGTTGCTATCCTTTCGTTCCTCTCGCAGAGGAAACAGACCAGCCCAATTATTAGACATAGACTGCTCAACAACCTTCATGGCTATATCGCCGTCGCCACTTGACAACTTGATCAGCTTCTTCTTTAGAGCTTCAAGGCCAACTGGCTTGTACGTCTGTTTCTTTTCACTCTTGTATCTGAGCCACTTCTTAATGGCCTCGTTCATTTTCTCATTCTCAAAGAACACATCATCGGCATTATTCGAAGTTTCTTTCTTCTCCACAGCAGACGGATGCTTGGCCAAGGTTGTCTTTCGCTTGTAGGACGAAATGTTGCACACGGTTATGATTCCCTTCGTTCCTTGGTGTCGATCGGTTATCTCTACTGCATTGAGTGATTCAAGTTTTTGGATGCAGCGATACACCTTGTTCTTGGTATATCCAATCTCCTTCGCAATTTCAGAATAACTCTTAGTTATTATGCCATTTACGTCAGAGGTATGTACCAAATAGAACAAGATGCCCATAGTTATAGGATCGCCAACCTTTTCAAATAGAGCGTCATGGATCATCATATATCGTGTTTGTGTGAGTGTATATGAAGGAATAAAAAGAAAATGGATTGTTGTGAACCACGAACCGCATTCCCTCTATTCCTTCATATAAGTAATGGTATAACGTTAGAATGGGTAGTCGTCGCCATTTCTTCGGCCCTGCGTGTTCTGGGACGAAGACGGACGATTCACGCCACCTATCTTCTCAACTTTCCACGCACTAACCTTGTTGTACCACTTCCCAAGATACTCCTGAGCGTCGATTTCAAAATCCACGACCACCTCGTCCTGAACATTGCAGGTGCCACAAAAAGTGGCAACTCTTTCCTCGCCGAACAGGTTGAAGCAGACTTTTTTCGGATATTGGCCCGGGATCTCCACGACGAAATCAATAGTCTTCCAATTTTTACCGTTTTTTGACACACCCGACTTTACGTCCATGATGTACAAAATTCTACCCTCTACTTTCATTTTCCGTTGCCGTTGATTATGTTGTCAATGTAATCGTTTGCCATTACCACGCGCTCCTCCATCGTCTTCACATCCTCATCGTTACGGAGGATCTCGGCCCAATGAATAGGCTTTGACAGCCAAGGGCAATAGACGATGAAGTAGCCACTGGTTGCACCCGTGCAGCTCATCTCCGCCATCATTTGCCAATAGTACTTGGGCTCTGTCTCCTTGAGCGACGCTGCGTCATGGATAAGTGTGCGGTACTTCATGTAAGTATTGATGTTGGGGCACTTCACCTCAATGATCTTAATGTCGCCACCATCGCGGCCATAGATTGCACCATCAGGCGAGGCCGCAAAATGAGGGATGGTGTCGTGGCTGCAAGAAGAAACCTCCGCGATCTCCATTCCTTCGTTGAGTTGAACGAAACATGCCTTTGCTTGTTCCTCCATGTCAACACCCCACTGCATTGCCTTGGTATTTACTGAGACTTGATTGATATAGTCTTGGAAAATATCATCATCATTCAAGAATGCGGGATTGAAAAGACGTTCGCCAGCAATTTGATAAAGATACGCTTTTGCAGTCTCGGAGAAAACTTCATCTTTCTTGCGGCCGGACTTCATAATGTCGGCAACTTTAGATCCAGTTATTTTCCCAATTCGAATTCTTCTCCAAGAAAGTTCTCGTTGGTCATTGTCTTCGTTTATCATTACTTTTGTATTTAAAAATATATCCTTTACTGTGTTTGTATTTACCACTGCAAACACGGCATACAGAACCAGAATTAGTATTGAATTTTCTTGCAGCATCAGAAAGAGAACTGCACTCGCAAACGAAAGCCCCATCAATCCTATAAACGTTTATAGGAACGGATGTTTTTTCTATTGAACTTTTTAGTCCTCTTTTAGTTGCAGCCTTTCTTTTTTCTGTCATCACATATACAGGTTTCTTGTTGGTGGGTTTAGGAAGTATATCATTACCATTCCAATCTTTCTTCCACATCCACTGGTATCCGCCTGTGGACTTTCTTGTACCAGAACAAGATGCTGTAATATGTGAATGACATATACCTAATTCTTTTGCTGCCTTAGATGATGTCCTAAATTCTTTTATGAATTTACCATCCAAGTCAAACATGACAACAGCCCACCCGCGAAGTACAAGTTTTTCTCTTGTTTCGTCAGAGGCGCGTCTTCCGAGAGATGCGAACCCTATCTTCCTGCGAGTTTCAGCAGAATGCGTGTACTCACCTTTCTTTCTGCACCTTGTCATAGTGATAGGGTTTCTACAGTTTTCTGCTTGGGTACACCATCTAAGGTTTTCAGTTCGATTATCCGTTCTTATCGTGTTGATGTGGTCAATACATGGTTTGTTTTCCGGATTTGGAATAAACGCCATTGCAACAACACGATGAATACGCATAAGCTTCCGCTTTTCTATAGTTCCGTTACTGAAAAGATATTGCCAATAGCCGCTTTTGCTAAGTTCGAATTTAACAATGCGTCCTTTTCTTAATTCGGTCTTCCCGTCTGATTTATGCAGCAACAAATCTTTAGAACGAACTCTTCCGATGTTCGAAACTTGGTATCTATCCTCATATCCAACAACGTCTTTCCAAATCTCTTCTTTCATTTACTTAGCCTCCTCCTTCTTGGCAGCATCAGCCTTTGCGGCTTCGGCAGCTTTGCTCGCAATAGTCTTTTTGTTCTCTTCGGCACGATATGGCTTCATTACCTCCTCAACGGTCGTGTCGCCATCTTTGAGGGACTGAGTGATGCCGAGAAGAAGGGCGATTTGGTCTGCCTTGATCTGATTGACGGTCTGTTTGCCACAGAGCATTACAACCTCGTTCTCGGTTATGCCATACTCGTCCTTGAAGAAGTCGATACACCTCTTGCGTCTTGCGACAAGTTTTTCCTCATCGGACAAGTCTCCAGTGATGAAGTGTTGGGCGGCTTGATACACCTTGTCCGTAATTGCCTTCGGAATAACAGAGAATACCGCATTACGATAGGCGATTGAGTTAGCGGCGTTACCTGTGACAGTAATCATGTCGTCAGAGAAACGACTGCCGTTCTTACCGACGATAGAGCGTCGCACCTCAAATGCAGTAGCAACATTGTTTTCCAAATCCCAACAAGTACCACGGCTGATAACCTGCTTGTCTGTAATTTGGACTACCTTTGCTTCGGCCCTCATATTGCCCCAATTTGAGACAATGAGTTTGGCAAGATGAACACTCGGGCCAGTAATAGGCTTTCCTCCACGTTGAAGTGCATACCCACAACTTTGTGCGGTCTCATAGTCAATAGTAGCCATGGCTATTGAGTTATTTACACATCTTGCAATGTCTCTTGGATATTGCTTTGCCGTAGCTACCTGCGAATCGACGTTTGCACGCTCTACTGCGTCAAACTGAATGATACTTTGGTCTTGCTGAATCTGCATGACCTCATACCCGGGATTGTCATTCTCCATTTTATTTACTGTTAAATTATTAAATATGATTCAAAAGAACTAAGTGGGGTTGTGCGGATTCAAACCGCACTCGGTCCTAAGTTTATTCGTGGCTTATCAGCTGCCCACGTCGCAACCCCTTTACGAATAGTTAATCTATTGACAAAGCACGTTCCATAGATAGCCATCCGAACACCTGCCATTCGCCAGAAGCAAACCTCACTATATATTCGCCCTGCCTTGCAGTTGTCCGTCCTCGTGTCTTCGTCTCTTCGATATAACACTCCATTTTCTTTGTGTGCGCATTTATTGCAACTCCCTTGACGCATTCAAGTTTTCGCAACATGCTCACGTTTTTCTTATCTACCTTGATTGAATATGTTATTTTCATATCTTTATATTAAAGTAGCGGCCACCCTTGCGGGCAACCGCCATTGGGAATAAAACAAGCAGCTATTCTCGCGAACGACTACTCTTTACATAAAGCAATTGCCACCGCTGTGGCCATAAGAAATTAAATCGTTTTTGTGCAATATTATAATGTTATGTCCAAAAATATCCATTCTGTTGGAATCCCCCTGCGCGACAAGCGATTCCTCGCTTTCTGACCAGGGGCAGTCTTGAAATAGCTATAAGTCCATAATTTGTCCTTATATATATTGTTGCTCTTAATGTTATCACTCTAAAAACGCCCTATCCTCACGGACAAGGCGAAATAAATATGTACCATAAACCAAATCTTATACAATAAGGTTCTCATGCAACGCTTTGCAAGAAGTAAATCCATATCATTGATAATAAATAAAGCAGATGGGGCATGGGAATCGAACCCAATCGCGAACGACTGCATTGTACAGTCGAACGTGCAAACCATTAACCCCAGATCGTCTATGGTCTCATCAACAATCACGCACACACTTGCAATGACGATTCTTCTGGCAGTAGTATTCTGCACCTTCCATTGTAGTCTGAATACGCTGAATTGATTAGGCCACGACGCTATGGTTATTCACTAAATATTTCTTTTTCGCAAAGGCACGTCCTTTTCGAGGGTCACGGCATACATAATGCTATCCTCTACTTCCTTTATGCCTTTACTTAATCCAACAAGTCAAAGAACTATTTACTTTTAATTTGTGGCGGACGTGGAATCGAACCACTATTTACCAACCTTTTCCGCCCGTATGTATCAATACACCCTGTGTCGCTCTAACAACTTGTCAACATCATCTTTCTTGAAGAAAGACGCATTGCCTATCATTGAATGTCGAAGAAGTCCCTTTCTTCGCAACTCGGCAACATACGATTGGCTCATCCCAATATATTTTGCCACCTCTTTCTGCGAAAGCCATATTTTTTCAACGGCCTCGACACGAACATTTTTCTTCATACTGCAACCTTCTTAATCTCCTCAAGCGTCATCTTTCTTGTGATAGTGTCCGGCCTAACCGTTCCTACAACAATCGTGTTGCCATCTATTCGACAGAAGTACGTCAGTCCGTCTTCCCTTGGATACGCCTTCTTGACATAGGATACAAGGTTCTTTGTTGACGCAACAGCAGCCTGATTTGGCAATGTTACGGTCAGAGTGCCGAACCTGCCAATCTGCGTTATGTCTTCTATATGAATCTTGTTTGCCACCATTTTACTATTATATTTCTAAATATTGTTAAATTAAAGCCAAAATACTTGGTAGGTTTGGCAAGAACACCTATCTTTGCAGTGTCTAAATGTTTGGAGTAGGTGTAAAAACCGAAAGCCAACCTTTTGTATCTTTGTACTTCTCAAAAGCACGGTGCAAATTTACGAAAAGTCAGACTTCGTGCCAAATTTTACATGGTAAAAGCCAGACAGCTTAACGGTAATTAACATCACGCTTCGAATGGCGTTAAGTAATTTAAAGATATTAACATGGAAGAGGTAAGAGAAAGAATTAAGGAGCTGGTGCGCGAAAGTGGCGTGGCAGCAAACTCGTTTGGAAAGATTGTCGGGATTGACCCCTCAAACTTTTCAAGAAAGATGCGCGGTGAACAGTCAATTACTCGCAAGGACATTGATAAGATAAGCAGCGCCATTGGTGTGAGCAAGGCTTGGTTGCTGAATGGATCTGGCGAAAAGTACGTCAAGGAAGAGGCAAGTGATCAAATCGGAGCTTGTACTGGCGTGCCATACTATGATGTTGACTTCGCCCTTGGGTTTGGCGATTTGCTTGGTGAGAAACATTCTGCCCAGGTCCGATATATATCCATTCCTGGATATGAGGCGGCAGACATGTGGGTTCGCACAAGTGGAGATGCCATGAGCCCTACCATCAACAATGGAGACATCATTGCGCTCAAGGAGGTGTCCGACTGGAAAGTATTCATGCCAATGAATGAAATATATGCCATAGAGACAACCAATGACCTTCGTACTATCAAGGTGATTCGTGTTGGAAAAGACCCGGAGCATCTTACGCTTCATTCTCACAATGAGGATTACGAGGATCAAGAGGTTTTGAAATCTTCAATCAAGAAAATTTACAAGGTTCTTGGAAGATTGTCAATACGTACTCTATGAAGATACTTAGACTAACTTTTGGCGAGCGTAGCATGGAGGTCTTACTCCATGTACGCTTTCCAAAGTCGTTCGCACGAGGTGTGAGCAAACTGTGAGTAGGTATTCTATTGATAACGTAAATCCCTGGTAATAAGCGCATTTTCGGGAGACGTAAAAACTTCCCAAGCCGAGGAGGCGGGTTCGACTCCCGTATTCCGCTCTTTAGCAGGAATACACTGAAAATCAACACCTTACAAAATTTCTCTGTAAAAAAGAAATCAGAAAACAGCTATATTCATACGGAAAATTTGGCAAATAACCCGTCATAAACGTGGCTAAATCTGGCGATTTTGTGGGTAAATCTGTGAGTAAAAAACGGCAGGTTTGATTATCAGTGAAAAAACACCTGTATAAATTATGATAACGAGCATTAAGCCATACGTCGATGGAAAGACGAATTGTGTGTACTTCATTATTTCTTACAAGAAGAAAAGATTCCAAGTAAGTACTGGCATGAGGAGTAGCGAAAAGTTCTCGGGCCTCGTGTTTCCAAACAGTACGCCAAACAGTACGGCAAAGACGGCACGCCTTGCAAGTCTCTATTCCTCCATAGACGCATATATGGAGAAACACCTGGATGAACCCTTCGAGTTGATGAGGCGCAATATCAAAGCTATCATTAACGGTGAGGAGCCTCAGTCGGGACAATCACTCGTCCACTACTTCGAGGAGTTTATGGAGACAAAGATCAACGAAAGCACCCGTGGTATCTATGAGACTACGAGAAAGCGGCTGGTCATGTACGACGAAAAGGCATTGATCGATGATATTGACCGTAGGTGGCTTGACGGTTTCTTGGCACACGAAATCATGCGTGGCCGCAAGATGAATGGAATTGCCATTGACTTCCGCAACATGCGGGCCGTATTCAACTGGGCCATAGACAACGAGGAAACGAAGAATTACCCGTTCCGCAAGTTCACCATCAAAACGGAACGACAAAAGTTTCTGTACCTATCCATAGAGGAGATGCGCGAATACAGAGACATTGAGGTAGAGGACTTCATGGAGAAGTACCGTGACATGTTCCTGCTCGGATTCTATCTTATCGGCATCAATCTTTCTGACCTTCTTGAGCTGCCAGCGAATGCTATCAAGCACGGACGCATTGTATATAGGCGCAAGAAGACGGGCCGTCTGTACGACATCAAGGTAGAGCCCGAGGCCCTGGAGATTATTAACAAGTACCATGGTACGAAGCATCTTGTCCGTTTCCTGGATGATGGCACAAAGTTGTCGAGTTTCAAGCGACGGCTTGGAGACTACATCAAGAGGATAGGAAAGGTAGAATTGGTGAAGAATCGCAGGGGCGCACTTATCAAGAAGCAGTTGAAGCCATTGCACGATGATATTGTGTGGTACACGGCCAGGCGTTCATGGGCCACGATAGCGGCCAGCCTTGACATTCCGAAGGAGGTGATAGGAAAGGCCCTCGGCCATAGCGAATGGGATTCGACGACAACTGACCTATACATCAATTTCGACAACCGAAAGATAGATGAGGCCAACAGAAAGGTTATCAATGCGCTCAATGCCGACTTGGCCCTAAGCAGGACCGATTAGGAGGTAAACACTAATCACAGTCATAGCAAGGTGTAATCTGTTTGAATTATCATGTTAACAAAATGTCATTTCCTTAACATGTCGCATGAAACGTGTTAAGGAAACGGCGTTTTGGCTAACATGTTCTTTAGTATGAGCATACTAAAAGCATGGCGAGAGGTGCTCACGCATCCCCCGCCACTTAAATAGACCCTCAAATCCGCAACCTATAGGGTTTAGTGGGATTTTGCTTGCAAAGCGACAAAATTCATTTTATTGTACATATTTCTTGCACAACAGAAATGTCGCAGACACAAAATCCCCTTACCCCATAAAGCGACTTGAGGTAATACGCTGGTTTAACCAGAAAAGCATGGTCTTTAACCAAAGTCTGTCTTGAACAGGTTGGCATAAGCATTGTTGTCTGAGTAAATGTTCAATACATGCCTACGTGATGTCTTAATCCATTTCGCAGGAACAGAGATGAACTTGAAAACAAAGGTCTTGATTCTGCTGGTGGCACGCAATCCAAATTCATGGGTTTTCAATCTCTGCATAATAGCTTTGTAGAAGTTTCTGATGAGAGCTGTCATAAGCAGGAATACAGTATTCTGTGCCATGAACGATTTTGGCAATCGATTCCAGCCAAAGCCATTGTTCATGTCATCGAAGATGCGTTCCTTGCCACCACGAAGATTGTAGAATTCCACGATGTCTCTTGCACTCGACTTGTAATCGTTAGTCAGTATACATCTGTAGGTATATTCGCCTTCCCAAATGTCAAGGTCTCCATCTATTCGCCTTTGTCTCTGTATGACAAGACGATACGGTTTTCCTTTCCATTTCTCAACAAGGAT